GATGGCACGATTGGCGGCTGGGATATTACATCAAATTCAATTCGCAAATTCACATCTGATAATAAGTATTGTATAGGTATGAATATACCAGAAAAAAGCGATAGTTGGGTATTTGCCACCTTAACAAATGAGGGAACTACTACTGAAAAATGGAAAGAAAAGTGGTATGTGCAAGCTGACGGATTGATGTATGCAAGTAACGCCGTCATATCCGGAACTGGATATTTAACAAGTGGGAAAATCGGCGATTGGAATATTCAGGGATATTTACAAGCGGATACTTTAGCAAATGATGGGTATCTAAGACGTGTTTGGATGTCACCTTATCAGCAAAATTCTGGTGACAGCACTTGGGTATATTCAATTCAAAAAGGAATTCAAGCAGGAAACACCCCACAATATCTCAGTCCTCTTTGGATTGTTTATGGCAGCGGTAATATGTTAACACAAGAATTAACCACTCAAGGAAATTTAACTGTAGGTAGCAATGGTAATCCACGAGTTGCAAGTTTTTATTGCGACAATCCTAATTCAACTCAAGCAGCAACAAATGTCAGAATATTTAATTCAGAAAGCAACTCAACATTTTATACACAGACAGAGCTTTCTTTGACAGGTTCTATGATTGCTAAGTATTCAATTACTGCAATGGGCGGGTTTATTGGTACAATAGCTTCGGACTCCGACAGAAATGTAAAAAAAGATATTAAGGCATTAGAAATAGAACGGACTGCTGACTTTATATATAGCTTAATTCCAAGCGAATTTAGGATGAAAGATGGTACTTCCAACCGATTACACCACGGCTTTATTGCACAAGAAGTTAAAGAAAAAATGGGCGATAGCGATTGGGGGTTATTTATAGATAAAAAAGTTAATGACGATAACTACGAGATACAAGTTTCGGATGAAGACGGAAACACAACTAAAGAATTAACAGCAAGATACGCATTACGTTATGATGAATTAATAGCGGATTTAGTTGCAACTGTACAATCGCAGAATATGCGAATTAAAAAATTAGAAAAGCAATTAAGTAATTAAGGACATCTTCGGGTGTCCTTTTTTAATACAAATTAGGAGGTAAAACACAATGTTAGACATCAACTCATCAATTCAGAAGAACGGAACATTATCTGTTCAAAACTCAGACGGAACACTTAAACAGGTGGCTTATCTGTCAGCTACAATCAGCGAAAGCGGCACAGTTAGTATGTCAGCCAGCTTTAATGATTTTGCGGCATACTTAGCAAATGATACAGCACTAGACAGCGAGCTTAAGAGCTTTCTTGACGGTGTTAAAAACACATACAAGGCAACATACAGCACAGAAGATAACACAATTAGTTCAGATGTAAATATAACAGGAACAGTAGAAAGTGAGGTATTTTAGTATGATTAAGTGTGGAGATTTTTCAGCGTGGAATGGCGTAGTTGACTGGGATAGGGTTAAAGCGGCAGGACTTACTCACGCTATTCTTAAGGTTATCAGACGTGATTTTGACCCAGATAAGCAGTTTGAAAATAATTGGAAAGGCTGTCAGTTAGCAGGCGTGCATATCTGCGGTGTATATAACTATGTATACACACCAACAGTAGAAAAAGCTATTGCGGCGGCTAAAAGGGTATTAGAGGTACTTGACGGACGTAAGGTAACTGTCTGGATGGATGTTGAAAATACTTGTATGCAGAACTTAGGTTCAGAACTTATCGACATTATCAAGGCTTACAAAGAGGTTATTGAGGGTGCAGGATATGACTTCGGTGTATATACTGGCTTATCATTCTATGGTAGCTACATCAAGCCTTATACAAATCCTAGCGACTTAGATTGCCCGTTCTGGATAGCACGTTATTACTTAGGCTATGATGAAATGCAGTTAAATGATGATGTTAATTCAGACAAGACACCCAGTATCGACCATTATCTTGCGGGGTGGCAGTATACTTCTAGCGCAAGAATTGACGGTGTAGACGGAGCTTGTGACTTATCAGAATTCTACGGCTTTCATAATGATGAAGATAACACAGAAGATAACAGCGAAGAAGATAACACAGAGGATAACACAGATGAACACGTATATGCTACATATGCCGCTTATACAGACCGTTGGTGGGGTGAAGTAGAGGACAGAGAAGATTGGGCTGGTGCAGGCGACAATAAAGCTATCACAGCACTTATTGTTAAGGTCAGCAGAGGTTCAGTTAAGTACAGAGTTCATACGCTTAATGGTGATTGGCTTCCTTATGTTACAGATTTCAATTATAATGATTTCAACAACGGCTTTGCAGGCGACCAGAAAACACCAATAGATGCTGTAGAAATCATCTACTATACACCAGAGGGTGAGCCTTGGAAGTATGCAAAGTATATGGTATCTGTATTCAACAACCGCAACTTCTATCCAGAGCAGATAGACGACGAAACATCAAATGGAATGGACGGATATGCAGGTGTTATGGGTAATGCAATCGACAAGTTCCAGTTAGTTGTCGAATGATGTCAGAATTACACGAGCGAAAGTATTTGAAATATACTAACAATAAATGTATAATAAACTTGTCTTTGAGAAAAGACCCTTAAACATTTTCAAGTTCTGGCAGGCGATATTGTTTGATTGGCGTTGGCAATATCGCCGCTACACTTGACACGATAGAACGTGTGTTCTATAATAATCGTATCGCTATCAAACGTGCAAGGGCAAGAGAGGGGAGTGCAGGTTTATGGATAACAGTAATGAGGAAAATTACAAAGATAAGTTAATAGAACTCATAAATAAAATAGAAAATACAGGCACATTAGAGTACCTGTATTCATTCATAAAAAACTTTTTGAAGAGGTGGGGGTAAAACCCTACTTCTTTTCTTTTCGAGATAACATAACATCTATCATATCTAATATCGTTTCTTTATCTCTTTGTTCTAACATAGAAAACTTCCAAAGTAAATCAACATCTTTTTCAGCTTCTTTTGAATTATCCTTACGGATTGGCGAAACATCAAATCCCATTAGCCACGCTTCTGACACGTTCAAAGCCATTCCTAAGACAACTAGCTTTTCTTGGCTAGGTTCAACTTTGCCTGATACATACTGACTAATATCGGATTTATTCATCTTGATATTGTATTTCTTACAATATGGTAATGATAAATTCAAAATATCAACTTGCTTTAACTTCCGTTCATTCATTAGCTGTTTAAGCCTATCTGATGTATTCTCTTTCATCTTAGTTATCCTCCTTTCTGTTGATAATATACCATTATTTGAACAAAAGTTCAAGATGTAAAACTAAAAAAGTAAAAAATATTGAACTTTTTATTGACATATTAATTTAATAATGCTATTATACAATCAGTTCAAAACATTGAACAAAAAACGGAGAAAGGAGAAGAATTGGAATGGCTTTTAATTACAGTAAGTTAAGAGGTCGCATAATTGAAAAGTACGGAAGTCAGACGGACTTTGCCAAGGCGTTTGGCTGTTCAGACAGGACTTTATCACTTAAAATGACAGGCAAGCGACCTTGGAAACAGATTGAAATTTTAAAAGCAATTAAATTATTAGATTTATCAGAAGATGATATACAGGATTATTTTTTTGCTTTAGAAGTTCAAAATATTTAACTTTTAGAAAGGAGTAAGAATGGCAAGCTTTATTGATGAAGTAGAGAAAAGTTATCTTAATAGTCTTAAAGACAACTTATGCAAAACCTGTGAGGGAGCTGCATTTATGGAGAAATACTTTTCTTCAAGGTCTGCTATCTCTGAATTAGAGAATAAAGTTTTATCAGAACTCAAAGATAGCAAACTAACAGTTACGGAAATGATTGGCTTTTTAGAGTATATGAAACAGTCTGTTAAAAACCACTCATTTCTTCGGCGAGAGAAAGAACACTGATACAGCATTCTTTATCAGAAGTAATGTTACCCGCTGGTATTTCTTTAGCAGTCTTGAGTATGGATAATACTTTGTCAGAGTGAGGATATTCAAGACCACAGTTAGGGCAAACAATCTTGCTAGTAGATATATCTTCGCTAACGGTATATTTACTATAACAAGTGCAAGTTATTTGAAACTTTAGAAACATATTTTCACCTCTTTTCTTAATAGAATAAGAGGATTATACCACAAATTATTTAGAAAGGAAGTTTATGGAATTACAGATTTTTAGTAATAAAGAGTTCGGAGAAATCAGAACAATAGAAATTGATGGAAAACCATATTTTGTAGCTACAGACGTAGCAACAGCACTTGGCTACGTAAACCCACGCAAGGCAATAAGTGACCATTGCAAGGGAGTAACGAAACGTGACACCCCTACATCTAGTGGTGTTCAGCAGATGTCATACATAAATGAGGGTGATTTGTACCGACTTATTATGAAATCAAAATTACCTAGTGCAGAGAAATTTGAAAGTTGGGTAATGGACGAGGTTCTTCCATCAATCAGAAAGACAGGCGGTTACAGTATGCCAAAAACAACAGGCGGTCAGATACAGCTATTAGCACAAGGCTATACGGAACTTGAACAGGCTGTCAATTCCATTAAGGAAGATATGACAGAGCTTAAGGATAATATACCTCTTTACGGATGTGAGATTGACGAGGTTAAACAGCACGTTAATAGAAAAGGCGTAATTGTACTTGGTGGCAAGGATAGCGAAGCTTATAAGAACGGCAGTATTCGCAGTTCAGTATATTCTGACATATATAAGCAGTTAAAACGTGAGTTTGGTTGCGTAACAACATATAAGAGCATAAGAAGAAAGTACATTGATAATGTACACAAGTTTATAGATGATTATGCGTTGCCTATGGTCCTTGCTGAACAGGTAAAAGAAGCTAACGCACAGATGAGTATGAGCTTTTAAGGAAAGGAGTTTTAGCAGATTGATATTTATTATTTCTGAAAAAGGCGAAAGAGAGCAGATTAATGAGGTAGAAAAGCTTGAAATCCTGGCACACATTGGCAGAAGAACAAGTTACCTCTTAGGAAGAAATAAGCATTGTGAACTCTTAAGAAGAGTAGTTGTAAAAGATATTTTAGGGCAGTTAAAGCACGAATACGGGTGTGGTTTGAGTGAACTTAAAAAGAAGTACATAGCAGACACTCACGATTATATCGACTGCTACGAACTGCCTACGATAATGAAAGAGAGATATGAGCTATGATACAGGGATTTATGCTAGGAACGATATTCGGGATGTTTTTAGAACTGGCTTGTATCGTTCTGACAATGGCAAGGGCAAAGAGAAAAGAAAGGATTGAACAATATGAAACAGGTAAACGAGAAAGTAATAACAGTACAGGATTGCATTGATATAAAGGATATGTATACAGTTATTGACGGCGGTAAAGTTGTAGGGTTTGTTGAGAAAGGAGTAACAAATGATAAATAATAACAGGGCTTATATATTAGGAAAAGTTACTAAAAAGCCAGCCTTTTCACACGAGATATGTGGTGAGGGATTTTACCTCTTTTATATAGAGGTTTTAAGAAAGAGTGGAAGTACAGATACACTTCCAGTAATCGTATCGGAAAGATTAATAAGCATTAATAGGCTTGATGTAGACAGAACTGTAGTAATTGACGGACAGATAAGGTCATACAACAAGCATACAGATAACGAGGAACATAGTCATCTAATACTTAGTGTATTTGCCAAGGAAATAGATGTACTAGAAGATGTTGAAATTAATCCGGATGTAGATAATGCTGTTGAGATTGTAGGTCACTTATGCAAGCCACCTATATATAGAAAGACACCACTTGGAAGAGAAATCGCTGATATTCTTGTCGCAGTAAACAGACCATACGGAAAGTCTGATTACATACCTTGCATAGTTTGGGGCAGAACAGCTAAGTTTGTCGGTCACTTGCCAGTAGGAACACATATAGAAATGACAGGTAGGTTTCAGTCAAGACCTTATACAAAGAAGATAAGTGAAGATGAAATTGAAAACAGAGTAGCTTATGAGGTATCAGTAGGCAGAGTTGAGATTATAGAGGAAGAGGAGAATGCTGATGAATAGTGATGTTACAGTTTCGGAATTAGCAGCTATGGCAGCAGACAATGAAAAGCGTTGCCAAGTATGGCATCCAGTTCAAGGCGTTATCTTTGACGGCACATTTGATGAACTTGACAGACGGCATTATCTTGCGGATAAGACAGTTGATAACTTCTCAATAGAAGATGATGTGTTCGTTATGAATATATAAATAAGGAAAGGATATGTTTATGAAAAGAGCAGTTTTAAAAAAAGTAACACTTGAAAACTTCATGTGTTACGCACACGCAGAGTTTGATTTTTACGCCATTACAAAGATTATGGCTAAGAATGGCAAGGGCAAGTCAACTATTGCCACAGCTTATCTGTGGTGCTTGTTTAATTGTGATTATGAATTAAAGGATAATCCAGTTGTAAGACGAGAGGTTGACGGAGTATCAGTTGATGATATGGACACAAGTGTTGAGCTTACACTTGATGTTGACGGAAAAGAAATCACTATGAAGAAAGTGCAGAAGCGTACCTACAGCAAAGATGGCAGCAGTTATAAGGACGATAACAAGTACTTTATCAATGATGTACCTAAGACATTAAAGGATTTCAACACATATCTTGATGTTGATATGAATGTGTTTAAGATGTGCAGCAATGTAAATGCTTTTCTTAATCAGAAGCCGGCTGAAATGCGTGAGTACTTATTTGGGCTTGTAGGCAATGTTACAGACCTTGATATTGCTTCACAGAAAGCTGAATTAGCGGAGTTGGTTCCTTTACTTAATAAGTATACAACAGAGGAATTATCCGCTATGAATAAGGCTACAAAGACCAAGATTACAAAGGATTTGCCTATTCTTGACGGGCAGATTAAGGAAAAGGAAAGGGATATACAGATTAAACAGGCTATTGAAGTATCTGACCTTGAATTACAGAAGAACAGCCTTAAAGAACAGATTGCTGATTGCGTGGCAAAACAGACTGACAATGACAAGCTGATGGCTGAATATGACAAAGCTAGTTCGGATATTCTCAATTTGAAGTTTGAACTTAACGATATGTCACGCAAGGCTAATGAGGACAATGTTAAGGCAAGAAGAAATCTTGAATCACAGATTAGCAACCTTAATTATGTGATTATAGATAGTAAGCAGTCAGTAAGTAGTGCAGAAATTATTGTTAGTCTTGATAAAGATAAAATAGCTGAATATCAGAAAACACTTGATGATAGCAGAACCGAATGGAAAGCCGGAAAAGAGCGTGTATTTGACGAGAATAACCTTATTTGCCCTTATTGCAAACAGGGATACCCGGAGGATAAAAAAGAGGAATTAAGGGCAGATTTCAAGGCACACAAAGAAGCAGAACTTAACAGAATTACTGATAAAGGCAACACAGCTAAGAAAATGCTTGATGAAGTCAAAGGATTGTTAGTTGGAGCTGAACAGGAATTGGCTGACAGAAAGCAGAAGTTAGAAAAACATTTAGTGGATTTAGCAGACCTTGAAAAGCAGTTATCAGAACTTCCACAGGAAATTGATGTGTCAGCTACAGAGGAATACAAGGCACTTGAACAGCAGATAGCTGAAAAGGAACAGGCTATGCACAAGGCTAATGACGTTTCGGCAATTAAGGCAGAATTAAAGTCGCAGGAAACAGCTTTAAGGCAGCAGTTAGCAGAATGTGAAAGCCAGATTGTAAAGTCTGATACGGCAGCAGATGAACAGCGACTTGAAGAATTAAAGCAGACAAGGATTGATAGCGAACAAAATAAAACTAATGCCGAGAAAATCCTTGATTTACTTGATGAACTGGATAAGGCAAAGAATGAAGCCTTGACAGAAGCCGTAAACAGTCATTTTGGGTTAGTTAAGTGGCAGTTGTTTACTTATACAAAGTCTGGTGGTTACAAGAGTTGTTGCATACCGACAGTTGATGGAAAGAGCATTTTAACAACTATGTCTAATAAGGGTAATAGGATTTTAGGCAGAGTTGATATTTGCAACTCAATTCAGAAGATTAGCGGCATATCGGTGCCTATTGTTTTAGATGATTCTGAAAGCCTTAGTACAGATAATCAGAAGAAAGTTGCTGAAATGGTGGATAGTCAGTTGATTATGCTGATTGTAAATGACAGTGAGAAATTAGAGATTGTGGAGGGATAATATGAAGCTCTATTTTTACAAATTGAATACAGGTAAAGGATACGGGAAAGCAGGAATTACAGTACAGGTTTGTGAAGCAGAAGAGAAACCAAAGACATACAGGTCCGTTGGTGGAAATTTTCCAAACTACTTAAGTACTGCAAGAAAAGATGAAGAAGGACTGGCATTGAGATTTAATTATTTATTCCTTACAGAGCCTAATTTTGAGTATGCCAAGGAGATATTTAAGAAACGGGCAGAATCAAGGATTGCACAGACAAAAGAAATACTTGAAAGAGAAGAAAGGGAATTAAAGATAATCGAAGAAAGTGAGGAATAATTATGGCAGAGAATACAGCAGTTGCGGAAAAGAAAGCGTTTACCACTTCCTTGAGTGAGTGGAGCAATACAATGACAGGGCTTATCATCAACGATTATAAGGCTGTTGGAATGGATATGGACGATTATGCAAAAGAGTGTGCTATGGAAGCTATGACAAGCATATTTAATCTTGTTAAGAGCAATCCTAAGGTTAATATGTGTAGCCTTGATACAAGCAATTTGAGAGGCATTGTTAAGCGTTGCGCAAGCCTTAAACTTAACGCAAGTGCATATCCGAGAGAATGTTACTTCCAGTTGCGGAATGTGAACATCGGGAAAGATGCCGACGGAAAAGAAATTTGGCAGCAGCAAGTTGAAATGGGCATTGAAGGAAGCGGCTATGATTCTTTGCTTGTCAACTATGGAAAAGATGTTAAACAGGTATATCCATATTGGGTAATTAAAGAGGGTGACAAGTACATACCACCTAAGCATAAAGGACTTACAGTTACAGAGCCAGAGTGGGAAGAAAACGGATTATCTGATAAGGCGGTAAGAGTTGTATATCCTGTTAAGCTGTTAGACGGAACAGTAACATATCTTTCTGCTGATAGAGACAGCGTTAAGGTAAACCTCTTATCTCACGTAAAGCAGAATATGTTGAATGCTACATTTGGAATTATTACAGGTACTAAAAAACAGTATGGGAAAGAAGTTGCAAGAACTAGATATGATGCAACACCAGAAGAAAAGGCAAAAATCAAAGAGAAAAAGGAAGAAGTTCTCAATGCCTTAAGAGCGTGCAAGACAGTAGATGAAATGCTCGAATGTGAGCTTGCAAGACCTTTTATAAGCGGTGCTTGGCTTGATACCCCAGAGAGTATGATACAGAGAAAAATGTGTAACAATGCAACAAGGAAATACCCTAAGAATTATGACCCAATGGCACGACAGGCACAGGTTGAAATGGACGAGGTATATCAAGTTGCACAGGCTGAAATTGCTGAAAATGCTAATACTGTTGAATTTATAGAAGATAAGGCGGATGTAGTTGACACTACGGCTACAGAAGTAACCGAAGAACAGACAGAAGATAGCACATTACCACCATTTATGCAGGCAGAATAGGAGATTGAGTATGAGAGTAATTTCAAAGAATGGAAAAAGTGATATTCCATATGAGCATTTTGCTTTTTCGATAGTAGATAATGGTAGTGGTTATAGCATTATTGCAACTAGAAATATTGCAGAACCACCAGAGGTAGCCATAAATAGTGTTATTGCAACTTACTTAACCAAAGAAAAGGCAATTAAGGCTATGAAAATGCTTAGAAAATCATATGAAAATAATGAGTTTTATCATTGCATAGCCGGTTCAAAGCGTTTTGAAGAAGTACAGCGTATTTTGAGCGAGGAACAATTTCGGAAAGCTACAACAGAGTACTTTCAGTTCCCACAGGATGATGAAATCGAGGTGTGAGTATGGCAAAACACACAATGCAGGAATTATACCAATGGCAGGCATTACCGCTGAATATCAAAGTCTTAATGGTAGCAGAGAGAATAAGGAACTGGGTAAATGAATTTGGCGAAGATGGAACGTATCTGTCATTTAGCAGTGGCAAAGATAGCACAGTTTTAGGACACATAATCAGAGAAGTTTGTGGATATAAAAATATTCCTTTTGTGTTCGTGGATGTTCCGACACAATATCCAGAGTTAAAGCAGTTTGCCAAGACTTTTGATAACCTTGTGATTTTGAAACCCAAGATTTCATTTGCAGAAGTTTGTGAAAAGTATGGATTTCCAATGTTTTCAAAGGAAATATCAGAATGTGTTGCAGATAGTAGAAAATACATTAGAATCCTTACAGACAGACAGACAGACAGACAGACAGACAGACAGGCAGACAGACAGAGATTCCATTTGCTTATCGCATAGCCGACTTGATAGGAATAGACAGGAGAGCAGACAAGGAAAACAAAGCTTTTGTGGATTTAAAGATGGGGAATATCCCTAGCGAAATTCTGAAAGCGCCTATCAAAGTAAAGCAGCTATTCGGTGTCAAGTGTGAAGATTTTGGCAGTATGTATGACAGGTCAAAATACTTGTTTATGCTAAATGCGCCATTTGAAGTATCTAATCAATGTTGCAAGGTAATGAAGAAACAGCCTATGCACCAATACAACAAAGATACAGGCAGAGTGCCTATTACCGCTCAAATGGCTAGCGAAAGTAAATTAAGGACTTCGCAATGGTTACAGAATGGTTGTAATGGATTTGACTTGAAAATTCCAACAAGTAATCCTATGGCATTTTGGACTGAACAGGATGTGTTGCTTTACATCAAAGAAAATAATCTGCCTATTTGTTCTGTTTATGGCGAAGTGGTTACAGATTATGAAGCTATGGGGCAATGCGAAAATCAGATGTCATTTGCGGATTTCGGGATTTTTGACAAGGAAAGACCATTGCTGAAAACAACAGGATGTCAAAGAACTGGATGCGTACTGTGCGGATTTGGATGTCACTTAGAGAAAGAAAGCAGATTTTTAAGGCTGAAAGAAACACATCCTAAATTCCATAATCTGCTTTACATCTTGAAAAACAATGACGTGACATACGCAGAAGCTATTGACTGGGTAAATGAACACGGAAATATGAATATTAAGTATTAAAGGAGTGATTTTATGAAGATTATTAAAGGCAAAGAGAAAGAATACAAGGATTGGTACGACAAGAATAGTGACGGATACAGCAGAGCTTGCTTCACTTATGCTGAAAGGTGGGCTGAGCTGTTAGAAGCAGAAATTGACAAGAGTAATGATGTTATGAAGTGTTTTGCTGATAATGCAGACAGATTGAGCTGTGAAGCAGACACAGAGGGCATTACAGGATTTATGTACGGATGTGCAGTTAGCATTCTTTCGCAGTGCTGGGAATACGGAGAGTATTTGAGAAAATGGCACAATAAAGAGTATGACTATGACGGAAAAGGCGTTGTTAATCCAGCGCTTATGAGGATAAGCAAATGAAACTTAAATGCTTAGGCTCATCGTCAGCCGGAAATTGCTATCTGCTAACTTCCGACAGTGGAGAAACACTTATCCTTGATTGCGGAATACCGATTAAGGAAATTAAAAAAGGCTTAGATTGGCACATTAAAGATGTTATGGGTGTGTTATGCACCCATAAGCACCTTGACCATAGCAAGTCAGTAGACGATTTTAAGGCTATGGGAATACCAGTATGCAAACCATACGAGGCCTTGCTTATGAACCAGTTCTTGGCAAATTCTCATTTTACTGTAAGAACATTTGAACTAACAACAATAGATGGAAGCTGGACACACACAAACGCAAATGGCGAACCTTGCCCGATATTCGGCTTCCTGATTACTCACAAGGAAATGGGAAGAATGCTTTACGTTACCGATACAAATTTAATCAAATGGAGATTTAAAGACATAAACCACATTCTCTTAGGTGTGAATTATGACAAGGATTTAATTGACAGGGATAATGCAGGCAAAGCTAACCATGTATTCAGAGGTCACTTATCCATTGACACAGCTTGCGATTTTGTTAAGGCAAATTATTCAGATAGCTTGCAGAACGTCATAATGTGCCATCTATCGAGCGAAAATGCTGATAGAGATAGTTTTATTGAGAAAATGAAAAGAGTCGCTTGTGGGGCAAATGTGGATGTTGCAGAGCGTAACAAGGAATGGGTACTTACTAATCCTAATGAGTGCCCTTTTTAGAAAGGAGATTATATGCCAAGAGTTTCTTTTGGACAGGGAGGTGTGAATGAGAAATTTTTATAGCGGTATCAGTAATGATAAAACACAATTTTTGATAAATATGAATTGGTATAAGGATAATGATGTAGAGGCTTGTTTTAGACTTAGCAAAAATTTTCATGGATTGCCTAAAAACTGCAGCATTGAAAAAAATGATTTTGAATTAGTATATTTAAAATTTGAATGGATTGGTAATACATATTACCCACAAGAAAGTGATAAAAGCGAAGGACAGCCAATTAGGGTATATAAAATCAAGATGTAAATAATTAAAGGCAGAAAGGAGCAGAAATGGAGAGATTAACAGAGAGTAACCCATCATGGATAGATGATGAATTATGGGAAAGGGCTTGTGAGCCAGACTGTGAAGAAATAGACGCAGTATATCGAAAATTAAAAGAATATGAGGACTTAGAGGAACAGGGCAGACTTATCAAGCTACCTTGCAAGGTGGGAGATATGCTTTATTATCCAGACAAGGAATTTAACATAATTATCCCTATGAGACTAACCGAAATTGTTATAAAGTTCAATGGTCTTGATACAAGTTCTTGTCAGTATGATTGCTGTAGTTTTGATGAGTGCGGAGATGCTTATGAAGACTATGAATTTGACGACGAGGATATCGGAGAAACAGTATTCCTCGCAAAATCCGAAGCCGAAGCAAAACTGAAAGAATTAAGGGGCAACAATGATTGATTGTAATATTTGCAAGCATAAAGAAGATTATGGTTATTGTATAGAATGCAAACACGGAGAGTTGTTCGAGAGGAACAATGTGTCAGAGCCTAAACAAATATCAGTTAGTAACGGAAGAGAATATTGCGGACATTGCGGCTATTTGTCTGAATATGCCAGAGGATATAAAAAGTTTTACTGTATTAGGTGTGGCGGACTTAATTTAAGAAGTTGGAAGAATTGAGAGGTGGAGAATGAAAGTATTCAAATGGGATGATTACTATGATACAGAACATTGTCCTCATTGTGGCAGAATAAGGCTTATGATAGCCCGTACAGAATATGGAATTAAAAGAGTTTGCGAAAAGTGCGGATGGTGCGTTGAGGATAATAACTACTTTGTGGAAGATGAAACAATCGAGGAAGAGAGGTAAGGAAATGGGCAATAACTGTAATTGTAAACACAATCACAACTCTAATTCAGATGAGCCTTGTTGCAGATGTGATAGTAAAGTTTCAGAAAATGATGATACAAAAAACAAAGTTACATCTCTTGAAATTATCGTAAGGATGATAGACAACAAGCCATATTACGAAATCAAGTACAAAAAAGTCGGCGAAGATTATTACCATGTAGGTTACAGTTCATTCAATATTGATAATGTATTGAAATGGCGTAATGAGTGTTTTGAACTTGTTGATGTGAAAGCGACCAATGCCGACAGGATAAGAAATATGTCGGATGAAGAGCTGGCAGAGTTTCTTATAACTTTTAAAAATACGTTTGGCGAAGAATACGAAGGAGAAGCTAGTTGTATGGATTGGCTTCAATCAGAAGTGGAAGAAACCGCAACAAATATGAAAAACTTAGATGTAAGGAGATAATAACTATGAATCGTGTAATTTTATGTGGAAGAGTTGTTAGAGAGCCAGAGATTAGATATTCACAGACAGCAAGTGGAAGTATGGCAGTAGCAAGATACACATTAGCCGTTGACAGAGCTTTCAAGAAAGAGGGCGAACAGGCAGCAGACTTTATTAACTGTATTGCGTTTGGTAAGAATGGAGAGTTTGCAGAGAAGTATTTACATCAGGGAACTAAGATTATCGTTGAGGGCAGATGGCAGACAGGCAACTACACTAACAAGGACGGACAGAAAGTCTACACAAATGATTGCGTTGTTGAAAGACACGAATTTTGCGAAAGCCGTGCTAATCAGCAGAACAATAATAACAATGGAATTATGGGCGGTAATGCTAGTTCAGACAGCTTTATGTCAATTCCAGACAATGTAGCTGATGAGGGATTACCATTTAATTAAAGAGGTGTGAGTATGGAACTGATTGACGCTGATAAATTAATTGAGGATATTCACAAAAGAAATTATATCAGTAAGGCTTTATCTGAAATATTTGAAACTATCATTGATGAACAACCAATAGCTTTTAGTATGGGAGCTAAACCTATTGATAATTTCGTAGACCCGTTTAAATCAAGAACCGCAACGGAAAATAACCTTGTTGAAGAAAATGCAGAACAATTAACGGTTAATGATATTGATAAGGTTGTGAAACAGCTTGAAGACGAAAGAGAGCTATCATACGCAGATTTTGACAAATATGTTGAAGAAGTCAGTCCTTGTCTTGATGCAGAATATGATGATAGTTTTCAAAGAGGTTTAGAAAGGGCAATTAAGATAATAAAGGCAGGTGGAATTAATGGATAGAGATTGCAATAAATGTATACATCATACTACAGGAACTTGCAGTACTTTTAACTGTGAATTTGTAACAGCTGATGATGTAAGAAATAAGGCTATTGACAATTTTACAAAAGCTGTTGAAGATGCAGGGCTTATCTTTGTTGATGATATGTTTAAGCTAGAAGAGCTTGCGGAACAGCTAAAGGCAGGTGATAACAGTTGAATTATCAGAACATAGCAAGAGCCAAGGCGATAGAACAGGAAAACAAAAAGCGACTATTGAAGCTAAACTCGAAACTGAATGACAAAAGCGGAATATATTTTCTACTCCGAGAAGATGAAAACGGATTTAAGTATGCGTATATCGGGCAGGCGTTACATACACTTAGCAGATTGGCAAGCCACCTTGTAGGTTATCAACAGCACATAGACCTTAGTTTGAAACGCCATAAACTGTACGACAAAGAGAAAAACCCTTATGGTTGGCGAATTGAATTTCTGAATTTCCCCGAAAGTCAGCTGGACGAGAAAGAGAAGCATTACATCAAGCTATATGCTGATAAAGGTTATCAGCTTAGGAATGTCAGTTTAGGCGGACAAGGAGAAAATCGTGCTAGTGGTTCAATAGGCGAGAGAAAAGCACCTAAAGGCTATATGCAGGGCATACAGCAAGGCAAAAAGGTTTTGGCGAGGGAATTATCATCTATCGCAGAAAAGCACCTTATAATCCACTTAAAGCCAGAAAAAGAGCACAATAAGGTATCGCAGAAACAGTATAAGAAGTTTATGGATTTATTGAAAGCGGGTGATTTAGAATGAGAATTTTGAGCAGTAAAGATTATTCTTGGCTTATGGACCGAATAGAAACTCTTTCCAATGAAAATGAAAGATTACAGATGAAAGTTGATGAAATAACAAAAGAACAGCCTAACGATTGTAAAAGCAATGAGGGAAGTCACTTTTGCAGTATTTGCAAATTTGGCTATTTGAGAACAAGGAATCAGTTTGGGGCAGATTTTTACGCTTGCAGTAAGACAGTGCCTTGCGAGGACTTTAAAAGAAAAGAAAATAACTAACTAAAAATCAAAGAAAGGAATAGGTTGTCGCGACATAAAACCGAGGTTTCCTTTTGGTAGATTTAGAATGTATAAAAAGAAGATTAAATGCGAGATATATCGTGATTCTATGCAGAATTACAAGAAATATGCAATACCGCCAGCACAGCTTATTATTGCTGATGTTCCTTACAATGTAGGAACTAACTTCTATGGAAGTAACCCTATGTGGTACAACGGCGGCGATAATAAGAACGGAGAAAGCAAACTTGCGAAGAAAGCAGCTTTTAATTCAGATTTTAATTTCAATCTGTATGAATACTTCCATTTTTGCTCAAAAATGTTGAAAAAAGAGGACACAAAGCCTATCGCAAGGGGTAGAAGTAGTAACAGTCCTTGTATGATTGTATTTTGTTCATTTGAACAGTTATCAACATTGATTGCCGCGGCGAAGAAACACGGATTTGTTAATTACATACCGCTTGTATTCTGTAAAAATTACAGTCCACAGGTACTTAAAGCAAATATGCGTATCGTAGGTGCTACAGAATATGCACTTGTACTGTACCGAAATAAGTTGCCAAAATTCCGAAATGGCTTGCAGGTTGATGAAAACGGAAAGAATATCAGAGGCACAGGACATATGGTATTCAACTGGTTTAACTGGGAGAAAGATGGGAAAGACATACCGAAAATTCATCCGGCACAGAAGCCGGTTGCAGTCCTTAAAAAGCTGATTGAGATTTTTACAGACGAGGGAGATGTTGTTATTGACCCTTGTTGTGGTAGCGGTAGCACACTAAGAGCCGCCGCAGAACTTGACAGAAGTGCATACGGATTCGAGATTGACAGAAACTTTTACGAGCGTGCAAAGAATGAAATGCTTGTATTTGAAAAGGACAGTCAAATGAATATAAGTGATTTTATAGGAGATACAGTATGAAAGACGAAACAAAGCAGGAAATACAGATTTTACTTGACCTACTCAAAGGCAGTCTTACAAGAAATGGTGTAAGTATGGCAACCGACAATAGTGGTAACTTGATGTTCTTTGATACAACAACTTACATCAAGAGTAAAGGTAAGGAATTTGACGGATTCAGAGTTAATATCAACGATTTAGTGAAGTAACAATGTGACAGAACTTGAAGAGGTAATTATGGCAGGCAATTTTATTAAAATTGACAGAAAAATTTTAAAGTGGGAATGGTGGAGTGACATTAATACATTCAGACTTTTTATGTATATGTTGATAAGTGCCTATTGGAAAGACGGAAATTATAAAGGCAAGATAATTGAAAGAGGGTCTTTCCCCTCTTCAATATCTGAATTATCAAAAGAAACTAATTTGTCTGTAATGGAAATTCGTACCTCACTAAAACACTTACAATTAACAGGCGAAATAACAAGCAAAGCAACAAACAAATTCACGATATTTACTGTGGTTAACTACAATTTGTATCAAACGGATAACAAGCAAGATAACAAACAAATAACAAGCAACTTAACAAACAATCAACAAACAGATAACATTCTATTAACAAACTCTATATTAAAAGAAAGTAAGAATGAAAGAACAGAAGAAATTAAAGAAGATAAGAATACAGAAAAAGATATTACTAACGTAATATCCAAAAAGAAAAGTTATTATCCAGATGATGAATTACTTGATGAAGCATTTAACGAGTATGTGACAATGCGTAAGAGGATTAAAAAACCTATATGCACCGACAAGGCATTGCATAGGGCTATGAATACTCTTGAAAAGTTGTCTGGTGGAGATAATGACTTAGCGGTTAAAATTCTTAATCAGTCAGTAGACCATTGCTGGCAAGGATTGTTCGGGTTGAAAGAAGATAATTCTAATAAACAAGGCAATCAGAATTTCAATAAGGGTGCTATTGATTGGGATAATGTGTAGAGGAGAAAAATTATGTATTCAGATACGATTTACGAAATCACAGTTAATGATAGTGAAAGAGCGGTTATTGAAGATATATTAAATATATTAGATAATTGCCCTATTGATTTGGGTAATTGTGATTATGTGGATATTTTTAGAAGCATAGCAAATAAAAGCTCAAATGTAGACGCAGATGGTATCAAAATTTTATATGAATTAGGAGGTAGCAACGCTTGACAAGAGAAGAAACAGTTAAAATTATCCGCATTATATGTGATTGCTACCCTAACTACAAGCCTAACAACCTATCCGAGACAGTAGATGTGTGGAATATGATGTTGGAAAATTACAGTTATGAACAAGTATCAGTCGCACTTAAAGCATATATCAACTCTGATATAAGTGGATTTGCCCCAAGTATAGGACAGTTGATAGGTAAAATACAGACTATATCACAGCCACAGGAACTTGACGGAATGGCAGCTTGGGGGTTGGTTAGTAAGGCGTTACGGAATGGCACATATGGGGCAGTTGAAGAATTTAACAAGCTACCACCATTAGTCAGACAAGCGGTTGGCATGCCAGACAACCTTAAAAACTGGGCGACATCAGATTATCAGACGATAGAAACAGTAATACAATCGAATTTCTTAAGAACTTACGAAACAGTTGTTAAGCGTGCGAATGAAATAAATCGTATGCCGGACAATATTAAATCACTTATCGAAAAGACGAATGCAAATTCGTATAAGGCTCAAATCGAGCAAAAATTCCAAAGAGATATAAATACATTACAAATTAAAGAAAATGCCCTTATCGGTCAAAATACAAACGCAGAAGAATATATTGAAGCACCTAAAGAAGTACAAGATAGAATTGACAGAATGAGAGGTTGATTTTTAGTGGAAACAACGCCAATTAGTCCACAGAAGAAATTATATAATTATCGCCGAGATAATGGATTGTGTCCTAAATGTGGCAAGCCACTTGATAGAAAAGGCTTTTATTGCGAAGAATGTAAAGAAAAGCATACAGCTTATCAAAGAGAAACTAGAGAATTATGTAGACAGCTTAGGATATGTCCGGAATGCCGTAAAAATAAGCTTGCAGGCGAAGAAAAGATATGCCTGGAATGTTTAGCTAAGAAAGCAGAATACAGAGCCAGTCACCCAATAAGTGATGATAAGCGAAGACAAAACAACGAAGCGTTTAAACGGTATTCAAGAAACTTATACGCTGAACGCAAGAAAACCGGCACATGTGTTAGATGTGGAAAGGCTAAAGCTGTTAAGGGCAAAGCAAAGTGTTTTATATGTCAGAGTAAAGATAATGCTATTCACAGAAAAAGAACTGAAAATAGGCAAAATATAAAAGAATATCGCAAAGAAAATCACTTGTGTTATCGTTGCGGAGAACCTATTGACAGACCACAAGGGCAATTATGTCAGAAATGCTGGCAGACAGACTATGAAAGGGGTAAAAGCCTCAAGAATGATAATAGCAAGCACTACTGGCGACACGACAATCAGTTTCTAAGAAAGAAGTGAAAATATGAGCAAGGCAGAACAGAAAAAGTTTAAGGAACAAATGTTACGTGTTCAGATGAATAGAATTAGCAATGAACAGCAGAAGAAAAATTTTGAATCAGCCCTTATATTAATTATGTGGGTACTACACGATAAGTTCGGTTTCGGACAGCAAAGATTAACAAAAGTGCAGAGAGAACTTAAAGCACTTATAGATAACTATAATGACGGATTATTCACAGCAGAGGAGCTTGTTAATCAGTTATATGAAGAAACAGGAATAGAACATATTAAGTTTAAATAAGGAGATAGGCTTATGAAGTTTTCAGAACTGACTAAGCCGGAACTTGATGAGATAATTAAAAATGCCAATTTTACAGAAGAAGAATTGAGAATATTCAAGTTACTATCACAGGGCAGAAGCATTACAGAAATTGCTATGCGGCTGTCCGTGTGTGATAGAACAGTCAATCGCAAAATAATTAAAATTAAAAAGAAAATAAGTAAGTTGGAGGGATATAATGATTAAAATTACCCAGAATGGTGAGAATGTAAAAACAGAAAACATAACACTTTCAGACAACTTACTAAAGATAATTGCAGAGATAATTGACAACAAATAAATATGTGTTACAATGTGTCGCATAATGTGATAAATGCGGCACATTTTTTATAAAGGAGAAAAATATGGAATGTGTTGCTTATATGAGAGTATCCACTGAAAAACAGGCTGTTGAGGGCAACGGACTTGATAGCCAGAAAAGGGATATTGAAAACTATTGCAGAAAAAATGAGCTTGTGATAACGGATTGGTACATTGATGATGGTTATACCGGTACTAATATGGATAGACCGGAACTTCAAAGACTTGTGAATGATTGTAGCCGCAAAAGAGTAAGTTGTGTTGTTGCTTTTAAGCTTGACCGATTATCAAGAAATATGATTGACGGAATATATCTTATCGAGAAAGTATTTCAAAAGTATAACGTCGTGTTTAAATGTGTTCACGATAGCGTAAATTATGATAGCCCAATGGAGCAGGCGTACACACAAATGATGGCTGTATTTGCACAGCTTGATAAAAATACTATGATGTTGCGTATGCGTGGCGGTATGCTTGAAAGAATTAAGCAGGGTTACTGGATGGGCGGTGGCAATTTGCCGTATTGTTATTCCTACAGTAAGGAACAAGGTATATTAATACCTATCCCGGAACGTGCAGAACAGGCAAGAAAAGGTCTTGAATTATTCATATCTGGCTATTCAGATGCGAAAATTAAAGAAATTTGTGGCTTTAAGTCTGAACTTGTTACTAGAAGCATTTTGACCGGCGTTGTAAATATCGGAATGATACCTTACAAAGGCAAAATATATCAAGGAAAACACGAACCTATTTTTGATAAAGATAGGTTTAATCTTGGATTAGAACTAAGAAAGTCAAGGTGTTCAGCAAAAACTTACTGCATAACTGAACCTAATTTATTGACCGGATTATGTTATTGTGGAATTTGTGGTTGCAAAATGCGTTATCAAAAATGGGGCAGTGAAAAACATAAGATTTATTGTTGCTCAAGAAATAAATCGCTTTCATATCTGCCTAATTATAATGCAAGCTGTAATAATTCGCTTGAATGGGCGGACGAGATAGAGAAACAAGTAGAAGAAGAAATCCTTAAAATATCACTTGATTTATCATCTTACAAGCCAAAAGAAAAGGCGACAAAACTTGAAATTATGCAATCACAGCTTGAAAAGGAACAGATTAAGCTAAAAAGATTGTATAATCTGTATGCTGACGGAAACGATACTGTCTTGGAAATGATTAAGGAGCTTGAATCACAGATTAAAGAAATGAAATTAAACATTGCCGCTGAAAGCAAAAACGCAATCAATACGCAGAAAAAGGAGTTTGTTTATGAGAACATAAAAAAACTTGCCGACATTTGGGATAAGGTCGACAAGAAACAAAAGAACTTGATACTAAAGACTATAATTGACAAGATAGTAATTGTCAATGGAAATATTGAAATACAGCTTAAGAATTTTTAGCACAAACTTAATGCAGTTCCTATAGCATATAGGAAGTGCTAATGCCGCATTTATCACGTTTTACAATTATATAATTTCAGCATTGTCGCTTATATGTCGCACATATGTCTATTATGTGTCGCTATAAGTGATTTTTTTTATGCAAAAATGTAACTAGAAAGAGAGGTAGTGCAAATGTTTTCTGATGAAGTAAGAGAAAAAATCTTGAGTAAAGAAGAATTACAGAAACTTGACTTAGTGACATTATCTCTTGTTATCCACGCAATCGAAGAAGTTTTAGAGGAGGCAGACAATGAACAATCCTTATCAGCAACCGATTATGAGTAATTATGTACCTCAATATGGAGCATATCAATATAATCCTATGGCAAATATCCAGAGATTTCAGCCGCAGGAGCAGATGCAGCAATCACAAGTTCAGCAAACTATTCCACAGCAGATAATAGGTATTAACGGCAGAGTTGTGCAAGCAGTTGAAAATATAAACGCTAACGAGGTCCCTATGGATGGCTCAATGGCATTTTTCCCGAAGCAGGATATGTCGGAGATTTATGTTAAGGGCTGGAATGCTGATGGAACAATTAGAACGATTGTGTATAAGCCTTATACAGACCCTAAAGATAATCAGACAGTAAATTCTATGGCTAATACAGAAAACGCTAAATTTACCCTGTCAGACGAAAGCACACAGCTATTTCTAAATAAATTTGAAGAATTATCAGAGAAAATAGGACAGCTAGAAGATAGATTTGATAAATCTTTAGGAACGCAAAGAAAAACTTCAAGAACTCAAAGCAAGGGCGGTGATGAAGAATGAACCCAATTAACATTTTTCAGATGATGAAAGCTGGTCCGCAACAGTTCATACAGCAGATGATGGGGAATAATCAGATTATGAGCAATCCTATGATGAAAAACACTATGCAGATGGCACAGCAGGGCAATATGCAAGGCATAGAGCAGATGGCTAGAAATTTATGCAAAGAAAAGGGATTGAATGCAGATGATGTATTTAATCAGATAAAAAGCAGATTTGGTAATTAGTAGCATATTAGATGTCTTTGCAAACTACCTAGGTGACATCTTTATGAATATATTTTTAGGAGGTAACAATATGTTTTCAAACTCAAATTGTGCCAGCGTACCATTAGTCGCTAATATTGACGGTAACGGCAATAACGGCGGATGGGCTGACGGCGGATGGCTTTGGATAATCGTTGTATTCGCATTACTCTTTGGATGGGGCAATGGTGGATTTGGCGGTTTTGGTGGCAACAATGGCGGTGGCTATGTTGCAACAGCAGCTACACAGGCTGATATTCAGAGAGGATTTGATAATTCCGCAGTTATTAGCAAGTTAGATGGTATTTCTAACGGACTTTGTGATGGCTTCTACGCTATGAACAATAGCATGCTTACTGGTTTTAATGGTATTAACACAAATATCATGCAGACTGGTTATGGCATCCAGCAGGCTATTAACGCTGATACAGTCGCTAATATGCAGAATACAAACGCTTTACAGTCACAGCTTGCTAACTGCTGCTGTGAAACTCGTGAAGCCATTCAGGGAGTTAATTACAATTTAGCAACTAACACTTGTGCTTTACAGAACACAATGAACAATAATACAAGAGATATTATTGACAGCCAGCAGGCAGGAACAAGAGCTATTCTTGATTACTTATGTACAAAGGAAAATGCAGATTTGAGAGATAAGGTTCAGAAACTTGAGCTTTCTGCTTCGCAGGATAGACAGAATGCACTTCTGACTACTGCAATGACAGCACAAACACAGCAGATTGTCAACTCTGTAAATCCTACAGCTATTCCAGCCTATGTTGTGCCTAATCCTAACGCTTATGCTTATGGATGTGGTTGCAATACAGGATGTGGCTGCTAAAAGTAGCTGCTACGCAAAACTAAATAATTGAGTATCTTAATTGAGTTTAACTCGATTATGTCTGCTATGCAGTATTACTTATAATCAAAGGGCAGACTATAATGTTTGCCCTTATTTTTATGAAAGAGAGGTAAAAATAATGGAAATAACAGGAATTGCATTGCAAACAGTTGCCGCCGGAGAAGATGTGGCATTTACAGAAACACCGGTATGCGGTAGCAAATGTATAGTCCACAGACAGGGAAGCGGAATTATCAAGTTAAGAGGTATTACAAATCAGTGCAAGGCTAGATTTTTAGTATCTTATAGTGGAAACATTCAGATACCTACAGGCGGTACAGTTGAAGCTATTTCACTTGCCATTGCAGTAGACGGAGAGCCTTTACAGTCAACACGAATGGTTGTAACACCAGCCGCAGTTGAGAATTTCTTTAATGTATCAGCACAGGCATATGTTGATGTACCTTGTGGCTGTTGCAGTACTGTAGCGGTGCAGAATACATCTACACAGGCTATTGAAGTACAGAACAGTAATTTGATTGCAGTAAGGGAGGCTTGATATTATGCACAAATGGGCTAAACAGATTATGGAATGTGTCAAGGCAAAAGTTGAAGCAATCGGATTAGATAGCTTTGAGGGGCAGAACCTTGACGATTTAAAGGATTTTACAGAAATAGCGAAGAACATAGCTTGCTTTGACAAAGATTATAGAATTGTTGAAGCTATGGAAAAGTCAGAAGATAACGAAGATATTATGCGTATGCTTGAACAGTACGAAGATTATCCGGACAGAAGATTTTACGACCACTACCGCTATGCAGATGGAAGATTTGCACCGAAAGGACACGGAACATACCGCAGAGGATATGAAGAACCGCCTTATATGCACATGTACCCAGAAGCAGAGCATATGAGGGATATGGATAGAGATTATGGCAAGATGTACTATACAGAGCCAATGTCCGAAAGCAATTACGACAGAGCAAAGAGAAACTACACAGAAACTAAAGAAATGCACAAGAACAACACACCAGAAGATAAGGAACACAAGATGAAAGCGCTTGACGGATATATTAAGGAGCTTGGCGGCGATATTACACAGCTTATTGGCGATATGACAGCAGAGGAACGCAATCTTATGCGTACCAAACTTAGTACACTTGTTTCTAAGCTGTAAATTTAAGGGCTATGAGTAGCAATATTCATAGCCTATTTTATTCAGAAAGGAGCATACAGATGATTTTTAGCATTAATGGCACAATGTGGCGAGTACAATATGAAAATTCAAATTCGGGTGAATTAAAGCGGTCAGACAATGTTTCTGTGCTAGGTGCAACAGATAGAAATACACACACAATTTATCTGTCAAATGCCTTGCGTGGATTTATGCAACGCAAAGTACTGATACACGAAGTGTGCCACGCAATCTGTATGTCCTATGATGTGTATTTGCCTATCGAACAGGAAGAGATATTGTGCGATTTTGTGGCAACTTATGGCGATGAAGTATTTGACATTGTTGATATGGTTTTAGGAGCAGTTAGGAGAGTGGGATGATGAGTATAGATGAGTTGTTAAAGATAATTCAAAAGACTAATCCGACTATGACAAAAGAATTATTGATATATGAGCTTAGTCAATGCCGGTATTCAAGTAAAGCATTGATTTATACAGAAAAATGCTGTATTGACAGCAATGCTTAAAAATGCTATTATTTAATAGATGTAAACAATAGATAACTATTATATCATTTTACCTTAATAGAGCCACACTGGAAAGTTGCATTAATACATTTTGTATAAGTGCAACTTATTTTATTTTGGAGGTTTTATTATGAGAGTTATAAGGTTAAAAATGTATCAAGAAATGGCTAGATTTAACAATCCATCAGCGCCAAAAGGTGCAGATTGCTACCCTTTGCCACCATTTAGCACAGTTAACGGATTTATTCATTCAATGTGTCAATGGAAAAAGTATCATAAATTAGATTATTTTGTTACTGGCAATGGGGTTTACAATACCAGAACACAGAAAGAATGGCACGGCGGCAAACGCTTTAACAAGGTTAGTGATGAAATGCTTAAGCGTTGGGATGTTATAACGGACCACACAGACGGAAGTCATTCTGGCTGGGTTAGCACAGTTAAATATCATTTAATGTTAGTTGATTTATATACAACTATATACATCAAAGCTGATGATAGTGATATAGATGATATATATCACGCTTTATTAAATCCGCCGGTATATCCATCATTGGGTGAATATGGTGATTTATGTAAGATTGAAGCGGTAGACATTATAGAGCTTAAGGAACTTTGTGAGCCTATATCAGCTCCGCTTGCTATGCAATCTTATATTCCTGTTAATAAAGGAAATTTTGCAGGGACAATCTATAGAATTAATAATAAATACGAAATCGTTAAAGGTCTTAGGCGATTTCAGAAAGTTTCTTGTTATTTGGTGGATAAAGGGCAAGAAGTTATGAGCAATCTTTTTGATGATGATAAGCCAATTATTTTTATAGACTAATTTAAAACCCACGGAATATAGGTAAAATTTTCTTTACCCCCGTGGGTTGACTTTTTATATTCGCAATTTCAATTTTAAGAAATCTCAAAAATCGGTTCAGATTTCGTTCAAATCCTACTTTAAGAATTGAAAAAATTTTCTCACAAAAATATAATGCAAAATTTTTGAAACCCCCGTCATATGCAATTTTGTATTCAAAAATCCGTGAAAAACTTTTCCTCAAATTTGCTCCCGATTTCATTCAGTTTTACCCTTGAAAATTAATAAAAACTTTTAAACTTTAAATAGGTAAAGCGCAACAAACAAAGTGCAATTTATATTATATATTGCTTTTTTATGCGCTTGTGGCTGTCTTTTCCTTTTTCATAAGGTTTTATGTATACAACTTTACCGGTCTTGTAATGCCGGAAATGTCCGCGAACTTCCCAACATCCCGCTATGCGGTGTATTTTCTTGCTTTTAATTTTTGTTATAAGCTTGCTGTTAACTGTTTTAATTTTAATGTTGTTAATTTTAACGGTTTTTATAATATTGTTATCTTTTTTCGCTTTACTGCTGCTATTTTTCTTTTTGTTCTTCGTGTCTGCGTGCGTTTTTTCTTGTCTTTCTACTTCTTTAATCTCCGGATGCTGCATAATCCAATTAAGCCAGCACATTACTTTTAAGAATAATTTAAACGGGTCGCAGGCTGTCACTATTTCATTTTCTTTGTATTTTTCTATTTCTTCACTTTTTCGCTTCTGTTTCTTGTATATCTCTGTGGTTGCATCGTTAAAATTTACACAGCTGCAACCCTCCGAATGCAATCCGTGAAAAATATAAGGCATTTCACACAACAAACTGCAATCCCATTTATATATATTAAAAGCATTATTAAAAATATCCGCATTAATTACAGCTTTATCATCTTTGAGCTCTGTATCAAACAAAATAAAGCCGTTAAATTCTGGATAATTAACAATCAAAACTCCATTCTTAATAATCGGGATAGGAACAAGCTCTACATTTTCTTCTACGTCCTCTAAAAAATGAACAGTATCCGCAAAATTGACAACGATGCTGTCTAAATTATCAATTTTTGCGGCTAATTCTTCGCCTTTTTGCTCTTTCAACAACTCTATTTGCTTATTAGTTTTCATTTTAACGCCTTTTCAAATAATTAAAAATTAATAATAAGTGGGGTATTATGCCCCACTTACACAATTAATATATTATTTTAAAATTTGATTAATAGCCCACTCTAAATGGTAATCGTAGTGAACAACTATCTCTGTAAGTTCTCGCTTTCCGATTTTTGAAGCAAGAGCTTGTAAAATTTCGGTGTTATTATCACATTCATCTAAAGAATCCTCAAATTCTTCTAAATCTTCAAACTCTTCCTGCATTCTATCGCTTTTGTTGTAAACTTCTTTGACGATTTCCTTAATATCTTCATCAAAGCGATATTCGGGGGCGATAGTGTAGACAATTACTTCTGTTTCTATTTCCTCACGTTCTTCTTCATATTCAGCCTTAAGCTGAATGTTATCAAGTGCGATTTTGTAAAAATCATACATGTAAATTTTGCTTTTTTCAGAATAGTTAAGAACATCTATGAGAAGTAGTTCGGTGCTTGCAACCGTAGCCGTGCCCTTATCGTCAAGTTGCCATTTATCCCCTACATCTGGGATTTTAAGCACTTCCTCATATTGTTCCTTGTAACGTCTGGCGTTAATCTGTATTCTTTCTTCCATAATCTTCACCTTTTTAACCTCTCTTAATTAATTATTTTAGCATTTTAATAGTAAAAATGCAATATTATCCCTTACAGGAAAAACCGCCGCCGGTATCGGTCCGGCTGGCATTCTCTGCGGCGGTTAGTTTTTTCCATAATAATTTATAAAATCATTCTGTATATTGTTACGCTTTACATAACTGTAATAATTTAGCAGCATTACAAAATCGCCCGCGCTTATATTGTATTCGTTGTTTTCTCCTGTGCTTACTTTTATGCTTCCGTCGTGCTTTGCTTGACAAACTTCCAGCTTTCCACCATTGTTTACATCAAAAGAAATTTTTCTCATTTTCAAGTCCTCCGCATTTTAAATTTTCCCGGTTATTCCGGTAGAGCAAGCCGGGGACTCGAACCCCGGGAGCGCCGACCTTGCTAATTATTTACTTGCTAATATTTCCCTTGCTAATAAATCCCAATAAAGACCATCACCACGCTTGTCAAGCCATTTTTCAGCTTCTTCTGTGCTTTCCATCAACCACTCAGCCATAAGCTGGATAATATCATAATAGCTGTAATCAACGCCAACGCCTAAACCTCTAAGCCATTCTATACAAGCGTTACGCTCTCCAAGTCTTGCAACCGCCCAGCCGTACTCATTTATAAACTTTTCCTTGATGTCCTTAATTGTGTTAAGTTCTTCGCTCTGTGCAACCTCTGTTAAATAATTTCTAACTGCTGCCTTAACTTCTTTGCTGTTTGTTCTTCTCATTTCTTTTTACCTGTGCTATAATATAGCTACCTTTCTTTTTTTGATTGGTGGCGGTTGTTTGTCTTGGAGGATTGCAACCGCCTTTTTTATTTGCAAGATTATAATAACACTAATATTAGTGCTTGTCAACACTAAAATTAGTGATTTTAATATAATATTTTTATTGACTTTTAAACACAAAAAATATACAATGTTTGTAACCTTATAAGGAAGGAGTAAAACAGATGTGGAGATATAAAATAGATGTGCTTAAGGAATTATCTAATAGAGGATATACAAGCACAAAAATGCGCAAAGATAAGATAATCAGTCAAGCGACATTACAGAATATAAGACAGGGAAAAGGCATAACAACGGACACAATTAATATATTATGTATTATATTAAAGTGCCAACCGTCGGATATTATAGAGGTAACACCAACGGACGAGGAAAAAATAAAATATTTTTAAACAAACTTATTGACAAGCACTAATATTAGTGTTATTATAATTACAGAAAGAAAAAGAAAGGGCAGCCGCAAAGGCTGAAAGGTGGAAAGGATGAAAACAATAAACATTGACAAGCTTAAGAAAATGGACTATGAAGATGGAAAGCGTTTTTTATTAAGTGCTGGATATGTAGCACAGGGAAGCGATGAAAGCCCTTGTTACAGTACAGAAGCCGAAAAAATAATAGATGAGCATTTTTATCTTTATGATGAAGATGATGAACAAATTGATTTAATTAATTACACGATTTTATGTAATTTAAGCGGAGAGCCTAACGATGAACAGGAAATCGAAGTTATAAGAGCATATTGGGAAAGAATAGAGGATTAAGAAAGGTTAAAAGGTGGACGATATGAAAGAGTTTAAAATGTACGATGGCAACATGTTAGAAGTAGGTGAGGAAATCAGATTTGCGGATTTATGGCAAAGTGACGACGGAAATGAGGAAGAGCTTCTTGATTCTGGCTGTTGTTGGGTCGGTGACGATAAGGATGGTATGCCAATGATAGCAGATTTTGAAATCTTGGAGAAAGACGAGGAGAACCTTATAAATTCTCTTGTAAAAGTTACGGATATTCGCTAAAATAGAGACATAATAAACCACAACATAAGATGTATAATCGTTAAAATAGGCGGTTATACATCTTTTTTTATTTTAAATATAGAAAGCAGGAAAACAATGATAAAAAAAATAGAGTTTAATATCGGTGAAAAGGTTCCCGGCACGTACTGGACAGTATTAGAAAAAGCTCCGAGCAAAAATAATGCAAGCTATTACAAATGCAAGTGCGTTTGTGGAAAAATTAAAGATGTAAATGCTAAAAATTTAAAATACGGCAAAACTAAATCTTGTGGCTGTGTGGCTGCTAAGGAATTAAGCGAAAAATTTAGCGGCGTTGTTAGAAAAGAAAATGACATAGATTTAACAAACAAAGTATTTAGGAAAATTAAAGTAATTAAGCGTATAAGTGGGAAAGGTATTAAAACGATATGGGAATGCGAGTGCTTAAATTGTGGAAAAATTTTTAATACAACTCAGCGAAATCTCACGGCTGGTTTTTGCATTTCTTGTGGATGTGCCAATAGAGAAAACGCAAAGAAAAATATAAATAAATATTTGGGATTAGTAGAAAATACAAATCTTAGCACAATTAATAGCAATAAGCCGGGGAAAGCAAACACTTCCGGAGTTAAGGGTGTAAGCTATCGCAAAACTACAAATAACTACGTGGCGTATATTGGTTTTAAGGGCAAACTAAATATAATAGGCTATTTTAAGACGTTAGAAGAAGCAGCAGCCGCACGAAAGCAGGCAGAGGAGGAATTGTATAAGCCAATTTTAGAAAAATATAACTATAAATCAAACAAAGAAAATTGACTTTATAATATATTTATGCTATATTATTTTAATAATTAAATATATAAGTTTTACACCCGATAATTATATAATAGTTATTGGGTGTTTTTTTATTTGCATAAATATAATTAGCTGGATAAGTTCCAGTAGAAAGGGGAATATATGGAGAAAGTACAAGAAGCACCAGACACGCCGGAGATATTCCAGAATGACATAGAATTATATCTGACAAAATTTTGTGAAGAGCATAACATCGAAGATATGACCAAAGAACCGCAAAGCCGATGGAACGCGGCTCTAATGTATATAAATAAATATGTTTTTAGTGATAAAAGTATATTAAAGTTAAATAAGAATATTAATAAAAATAATACTAATTGTATTATGGATAATAATTTTAATATGTATGATTATGATAAAGTAGAGTATATATTATATATATATTATTATTTATGTGCTGTATATGATAAAGAATGTAGTATTATAGGATTTAGTTTATTAACTGGAATTAATAGAGATACTATATACGACTGGGGAACGAAAGAGAAAAAGCTAAGTACAAAAAGTTGTGACATCGCGCAAAAACTGCGGGTTTTTCGTGAAGAAAGTTTATCTAATAAGCTTGCAACTGGCAACAAAAATCCGGTCGGAATTCTTGCAATACTTAACAGACATTTTGCTTGGAACTTGCCCGGTGTTAGCAGAGAAAACACTAATAAAACAGCTCTTACAGCCGCAGAAATACGCCAGCAATTAAACCAAAATGATACACAATTAACGGATAAACAGCAGATAAACGCCATAAACAATTCAGACACAATTTAAACCACTTGAAAACCGCTTAAATACTGGGTTTGTGAGTGCTAAGCATTTAGATAACGCTGATAAATTAAGGTTTATCGGCGTTATGGTATGGATATGGTATTAATTGTGTTAATTGTTTGGGAATATGGCATAAAATAGACACAATTACACGGATAAGGGCGGAGGGGGTTTATTTGCCTCTCAGGACCCGCCCAACTAAGTTGCTCATTTTCTCACGATAAGAAAAAGGCTTTATATATTAATATATATTTATATCATTATTACCACATAATACACATATTATATAATTATATATAAATAATACATAACCATTAATCATATAATTAATACTAATAAATCACTTATATATTTAATTAAAAATAATCCAATTAACATCTATACATTTAAGTCAATTAGGTGTATAATAAACACATATTAATCAATCACAAGATATTCAATAAACACATCAGAGAATCAGCTAGTCGGCTGAATAAATTCCAAAAAAATTTAAAAAATAAAAAAGAGTTAGGAGTTATAAATGCAGGGCAATGAATACCAAAAATTGGCTATGCGTACTAACGATAAAATGGCTAATCATAGGCAGGCAGGTGATGTCTAATGCTTAAGCCGGAGGAAGATTGCTGTAATTGCTTATATAAATTCAAAATGTGGTTTGAAACGCCTTGCAAAAATTGCAATGGTAATCCAGACACACATCCTAACGGCACAGATAACTTTGTAGAACAGATTGATAGTACAAATGATATTGCAGCACTCTTTGAAGATAAAGAGTAGCTTAATTGCCCCTTAGCCAAGCGGTCAAGGCATAAGATTTTGATTCTTACATCATCAGTTCGATTCTGATAGGGGTAGTTCGCGAGTACTTAATCGTTACTTGCACCTTTGAACTTACTGGTTTGGTGGAATTACCATGACATTAAGTTCTCCTTTCACCTCATAGCAAGAGCTGTTAAGGACCGTCAGAAAGTCCGTGAGGTTTTACGCATATCCCACACAAATATGCGTAGTAATTATTTCAAATATTTCATAATCAGCAGTTATCCTTAAGGGATAGACAGCGAGCGAAGCCACTTTCTTTGAACAACCAAACTGCACGGTGGAATACATCCAGCTTTGCCACGACCTGTTATAGGTGTCATAGCCTATACTGCTGTTAAGGCTAGCACTTTATATTCCCTCAAAACAATATTTTTAAGCGTATAAATGACCTCCAAAGAATTTATAAATGTGAATTGTTTAATCTCTCTGTGCTAGTCTTTTTTATTTCAACTTGTCAGAAATTCTTACAAGTTGACGGATAGTAGTTCAGTTGGGAGTAACGCTTGATTTATTCAAGTAGTCACAGGTTCAAGTCCTGTCTATCCGATTACAACAAACTAGGTGATGCAGACCGAAAAGCACTTCCGCTGTGCCTGTTTGTTGTTTTATGAATTAAGCGGAGTATGTATCACAGGCATACATAAATAATATCAAGCGGAGGTATTCGATTATGGCAACAATTAGAGTGCATAAAACAAAAAATTACACAGTTATGAGTAATACTCATTTAAGAGATAAGAATTTAAGTCTGAAAGCAAAAGGACTATTGTCTGTAATGCTTTCATTGCCCGATAATTGGGATTATTCAATAGCTGGGTTAGTTGCAATAAGTAAAGAGAATGAAACAGCTGTTAAATCGGCTTTAAATGAGTTAAGGGATAATAATTTTGTTGTGGTTACTAAAGAAAACCCAACAAAAAGCAATGGTGGAAGAATAAAGTACACCTATGAGGTTTACGAAGAACCATATAAACAGAAAATAGAAAAACAAGATACAGAAAATCTAGGGGTTGAATGCCAACAGGTAGAAAACCACGGACAATTAAATACTAATGAATTAAGTACTGATGAATTAAATATTAATATACAAAATACTAATGAATTAAATACTAAAAGTAATTCTCTTAACAGAGAACAATGTAATTCTTTTTTACCCAAAGATAAAAAAGCGAAAGAGTTTAAGCCGATAAGCGAATACTCTCAAAGTGATTGGGAAGTTGCCGAAGAAAGAATGATAAGTAGAGCTGGCAAGATAGCTTATGATTGGACTAATGATAAAACACTTAAAGAAAATGTAGAAGCATTCTTTAAATACTTTTTAGATAAACACGGAGAATGTACTGGAGAATATCACTACCCATTAACAGATAAGGTTTTATCAAGAGTAGTAGATAATTTAACAAAAGAAACCGACATAGAGCGTGACGGATATACAGATACCTATTATGCGGCTATAAGTGATATGGACGATAATACAGACTACAAGATGCTAGTTGATGAATATTTCAACACAAAGTTCTCAGCACAATGTGATTACAGCTTAGTTCATTTTTCTTCTGAAAAGGTTTTGATTAACATTATGAACCACACTTGTAAGAGCAGTTGGTGCGAAAGTAAAGAATGGTAGGAGGTATTCATTATGAGTTCATATAAAGATTTACAGACTAAGATTTTTGAAAGAGATAATTATACTTGCAGATATTGCGGAAAGAGTAGCAGAGAATACAGGGCGTTGGTAATGTCACATATAAGAACAGCTTCAATGTGCGGTGATGATAGAGAGAGCAATTTAATTACATTATGCAGGCATTGCTACAATCATATTTCCAACAATGAGATTAGGGCAAAGTTTGAAACAAAAGAAAATGCAGATTATTTTTGGGGGTTATACCACGAAAAAGTTAAAGGATATTGTTATTATACAAACTACATCAAAAAGGTATTTACTGAAAATGGTGTGCTTATGACAAGACCACAGATTGATAAATATGTCGGTATATTTGTTAAAAATGATGATGATTTTAACGCTTTCAAAACAGAACTTCAAAATACAGGCTATAAGAATATGCTATCTAAAATGCGTAGTGATGTAAGAAAATATAATCATCAAGTTGAAAATCAAAGTAAGGAGTGATTATTTATGGCTATGGGTGTACACCCACTAAACAAAGACAAGTTTTATGAAGCAATTAACCTATACATATCGGGACAGGCTTCACAAGTAAAGGCGGCAAAAGTAGCAGGCTGTAGCGTACCGACATTTAAGAAATATGCTAACAAGATTTATGGCGGCGAGGAATTACCGGATAATTTATGGGGGAAGAAGTGATATGTGTAAGTTTTGCAATGGTAAAAAGAAGAAGATTGAAAATGGCTATACATATGGCATAGCATATATAGAATCAACTAATTATGGCTATTGTCATAAACTTTGTTATGACAACAGCGGTGAAGAATATGGAGAGGGAGAGTTTGAAATCAATTATTGCCCTATCTGCGGTAGAAAGTTGGTGGAAGAATGAAACATCAAAAAGAATGGCACACTTGCGACAGGTGCGGTGTTGAAATCGAGTACAACTATAGTGCTGTTGCAAATATTGAGGTAGAAAAGCAATCATACAGCCTTGGTATCTGCGGAGCTATTTATAAGAGAAAAACACAAAGAGAAAGAAATAGTTTTGATTTATGTCCTAAGTGTAGAAAAGATTTTGAGAGGTTTATGAGGAATGAATAATATTGACAATCCTTTATCAGGGTATCAATCGCCACCCGAAGAAGCATTGAGAAATTTTGGAATAGATATTTCAAGAGAAGTAGTAGAAAAATATGCTTTGGAAAATTTTGGCAGACTGCCACAAAGCCATATTGAAATGACTTCTGCTAGGGATTCTAAAATAATGGAGGAAGCAAGGAAGTTTATGAGGAATGAATGAGAAAATTAAGATAATATCCGATGGCAAAACTGCACAAGTGTTTATTGACGGCAAAAAAGTAAGATGTACCGATATAGAATTGCATTTTATCGCTCATACAAAGCAAAGTCCAATGATTAAAGTTAATGCACAATGGCATAAAACAGATGAAAACGGAAATGTAATTTTGAATGAGGATAAAACTGCCATATTAACAGAGGGTATCAAAATAAATTGTTAGGAGTGTTTGAAAATGCAAATAATAGTAATGCTTGTGATGGCAGGAGTCGCATTTTTGTTCTTGGGTGCATATTTTTTAATCGACTATATCATAACAGGACAAAGGCTCAAAATAAATCAAAAGGCTTGGGATGAATACAGTGCAAATATGGATTTTGATAGAAAGGTCGATGAGTATTTGCCTTGGTGTATAGGACAAAAGATAAAAAACGGGTGGCATAATTATTATTTTCCAAAATTTTAAGGAGCAAAGTTATGAAAATAACAGAAATGAATAACTGCATTGAGAAAATGCGTGAGTGTTACAAGTTTGATGATGATAAAACGGAAATAATACTTGCTGACTTACGAAGCAATAAAAGTAATTGCGTTACTGTTTGCACAAAAGATGAAAATGGTACTGAAATTGCAATGACAAAGTATTTGAACGAATTAAAAAAGCTAGATTACCAAAAGGAGAAAATCAAATGACAACATTGATTGTAGATGATTTAGACATTCCACCAAGCACTATTGCAAGTGCTATTGTCAATAGAGTCCCACTTAATGAAGATAAAAACTGCCACATTAAACATTGGAGTACCAGATGGAGAATTGAAAAGGATGGAAAACGTACTTGTCTGGAAGTTAAGAAATTAAAATAAACAATTACCGACTACAGATTGATTGTAGCCGCTGACCTTAGAGAGTTAAAGGCTGATAAAACATAGAAAAGGAGATGGAACTTATGAAACAGTTATTTGTAAGCGTGCCGATGAAAGGCAGAACAGAGGAAGAAATCAAAGCAAGTATTCAGAAGATGAAAAAGGTAGCAGAGATATACGAGGGTGAGGAATTAGAGCTTATCGACAGCTACATTGAGGATAACCCACCTAAAGACAGTAAAGAAGCTGTGTGGTATTTAGGCGAGAGCCTTAAGAAGCTGGCACAGGCTGATGTATTCATTGGAATATGTGAGAGTTATGATTGGAACGGCTGTAGCATTGAAAGAGAAACAGCGGAAAAATATGGCATTAAAACATATATGATTCCAGCACGGTATGTAATTGATGATTATAATGCACTTTTGAATAGATTGCATCCGACTTGCTGTGATGCAATGCTGACATTCTAATAAAAATATTGCCGGCTACAGATTGGTTGTAGTCGCTACCCTAAAACAGTTATAGGCAGAGGTCTATAAGCACCTTTGCTTTTAAGTGGAGGTGCTTATCTTGAATTCTGAATTAAATCAACTGATAGATGATTGCGAAAAATACATATCCCAAAAAGGAATAGATGAAAACATTATAGAAGTCTACTACAACGTGTGCCAGCTTGCCAAGAATGAGGGTGAAATTGACACAATGTTAAAATGTACGGCTAGGACAAAAGAACTCATAGAAAAGGCTTGTATGCGTGATATAGGCATAGATATTTTTGAACTTGAAAAATATACATTCAACAACAATATAGACAATGATTTAGTCAATAGATATTTTGATACCTTATTGCTTGAAGCTCCGCACTTATTTCACAGCTATTTGCTTTATCTTGAAAAAGACAGAGAAGAGAGTGAAAGATTTTATCAGCCAAAAATGAAACAGCTTAATAAATACGGGCTTATTCAAGCTATGCAAGATTTGGAAGACGACAAATATAATAGATTATGTATTTCTATGCCACCAGGAACGCAAAAAACTACACTGGAAAAATTTTTTTGTTCTTGGATAATTGGCAAGCACCCTAAAGATTACAGCCTTTTCTTTTCTCACAGCAACGAAATTACAGGAAAGTTTTATAAAGGAGTGCTTGACATAACAACAGATGATAAAGAATATAAATGGAATGTTATTTTCCCTAATTTACCATTACAAAGCACAAATGCACAGGCACAAGAAGCTAATTTCGGCAAATACAAAGCATTTTCAAGTATTCAATGCTCATCAATAGGAGCTAAGAACGCAGGTAAGGTTAGAACTAACCGTTATTTATATTGTGATGACCTTATAGGCTCTATTGAAGAAGCACTTAATCCAATAATTCTTGAAAAAATATGGAGAATTTATGGAGTCGATTTAAAACAAAGAAAGCTAAACGAACAAGTAAAAGAAATAATTATAATGACCAGATGGAGCACAAAAGACATTATTGGACATATTATTGAGCTTTATGGAAACGACCCAAAGTTAAAAATTATTTCTATTCCAGATATTGACCCTAAAACAGGGAAAAGTAATTTTGACTATGAATATAATGGAATGTCGGTGGAGTTTTTTAATGATCAAGCACTGACAATGGATGATATATCTTATAGATGTCTTTATAAGCAAGATCCAATAGAACGTGAGGGATTGCTTTATCCAGAAAACAAAATAATGAGATATAAAGAACTTCCTAAAACACGAATTAAAAGAATTACTGGACAATGTGACACGAAATCCTCTGGTACTGATTTTTATGTGTTCCCTTGCCTGGTTGAATTTGAAGGATATGAGGGAACGTATTACTGCACTGATACTATATGCAACAATTCGGCAGATTACGAAAAACAATATGAAAATTCAGCAAATTTAATTGTCGATAACGAAATACAAGATTGCGATTTTGAAGCTAATCAAGGCGGAGATAGAGTTGCAAATGAAGTCAGAAAACGAGTAGAAGAAAAAGGCTGGTTATGCAATATATCAGACACTGCAACTGAAACAAACAAAGAAGCAAGAATATTTCAATGTTCTAGTTGGGTATTGCAACATATTGTGTTTAAAGATAGAAGCCTATATGAACCCAAGAGCGATTATGCAGAGATGATGAGTTGGTTGTTGAAATATTCAGTATCTGGTAAAAATTTGCACGATGATGTACCGGATGTTTTTTCAAATTTTGCATTAAGAATGAAAAGAGGAAATAGAGTAAAAAAGACAGTAATTATGTCAAGTCCGATATAAGAGGAGGGTTTATATGACAACTAAGGACTATTTGAATCAGATAAGTTATTACAACAAGATAATTGATAATAAATTGATAGAAATAACACAGTATAAAGAATTATCATACAGCATATCAGCAGTTGTTAATGAAGAAAGAGTTATGTCATCATCAGATCCAGACAAAACAGGCTGTGGATATGTCAGACTTGAACAAATGGAAGAAAACCTTGATAAGCTTATAGATAAATACATTGATGTAAAAAACAAAATAATAGAGCAGATAGAACAGATAAACAACGAAGATTATTACACAGTATTGTTTCTAAGATATGTCAGAAAGTTTACATTTGAAAAAATTGCAAATGAAACAGACTGGTGTTGGCGACAGGTACACAGGATACACGCTAAAGCATTACAAGCCTTTGAAGATAAATATGGAAATGAATATTTATAAAAGATGTCATAGAATGTCACATTGCCGGCGTGGTATAGTATACCTGTAAGAAATTACAGAACTGTTTTTCATCAAATATTACAATCCTTTATCGGAAAGCACCGTTACTTAATTGTAGCGGTGTTTTTTGTTATGCAACGAGGTAGAAATATGAATTTTTATATGAATAAAGATAAATCAATTATGTGTCCGAATTGCCATAAGTTTTTGACTAAGGCAGACAGCAAAGACCCAAGAACACATAAACTGGCTTGTAGGCACTGCCACAAGTGGATTTGGTATGTGCCTAACGATGATGATAATTTTCAAATTAAAGAAATACCGGACAGCAGAAGTTCAAGCGGTATGACATTTTATTAGAGGTGTAGACAATGCAGACAGGAAGAATTGCTATTTATACAGGTGCAAAAGAAATAACACCTGACAATATAATACCAATTTTGCGTGAAGCAATTTTGGAACATGATATTAATTCCAACAGAATACAGTTTCTTCTTGATTATGACGCAGGAATACAGCCAATAGTTAGGAAGAATCCAAAGACTTACAGACCAGACATTGACTGCGAGTGTTGCGATAATGTGGCTAATGAGGTTACCGAGTTCTGCCTCGGGTTCAAGTGGGGGAACCCTATAACACTTGTTCAAAATGGCGATAATGAGGATTCTAACCTCACAGAAGCTATAGCAGAATTAAACAGCTGCTATGAATCACAGAACGCAAGGCAAAAGCAGCAGGAACTTGCTAGGTATGTTGAAATCGGCGGAATTGGATATGTTTATATTGATATAAATACAGAATACGAGGACGGAGAAAGCTATTTCACATATGACATATTAGACCCAAGAACAACATTTGTTGTAAGGTCAACAGCTTATAGTGATAAGAGGGTTATTCTTGCAGGTACTTATATCAAAGACAAACATAGTGGCACAAGATATTACACCTGTTTTACAAAAGATATTCGATATGAAGTTACGGATGGGGTAAAAATTACTAACGGACCAGAAAAAGGAAAAACAAAATGGGGATTTTTAGAGAGAAGTGGAGAAGAAAATCCACTGCATAAAATTCCTATCATTGAATACACAAGGTCATTTGATAGAATGGGCTGTTTTGAACGGCAAATATCTGAAATGGATAACTTAAACCTACTCATTTCAGATTTTACAAATGATGTCGAACAGAATACACAGGCAGTATGGCATACAAATGATGTTGATTTTCCGGTTGAACAGGAAACAATAGTTGATAAAGATGGAACACCACATATCACTGAAAAAGTAAGAAAACCAAAATCTGGAGAATGGATGCAGACCTACACATCAGCAGATGGCAAAACTCCAATAGTTGAGCCACTTGCAATTAATTATGATTACACAGGTATGCTTAATAATATCCAATCAAGGCGACAGATAATCTTGCAGAAATGCAATGTTCCACAACGAAATGATAATAGCGGTGGCAGTACAGGAGTTGCAATGTCAGATGCAACAGGCTGGTCACAGGCTGAAACAGCGGCGGCAAAACAACAATTAATTACAGATGGCTGCAAAATGGAAGAAATAAAAGTTGTTCTTGCGGCTATCAAGCTGTCAAACAATGTTAATAGCAGTAACCCATTACTTAAATTGAGGGCAAGAGATGTAAAGCCTAGCATTAAGCGGCAAAAAACTTATGAAATGTCAACCAAGGTTAATGCCATGGCAACATTGATAAGCCACGGATTTAGCCTTAAAGATACAGTTGATGCAATTCCATTCTTTGATGACCCTAACGATGTTGTAGCGAGAAGCGGAAAGATGGTTAAGGCATATCAAGACAGTATAATTAACAAAGATACACAGAACCAAGCAGAGGGCGGAGATGGCGAACAACCACCTAACAAAGACCGCACAATGCAAGACTTATCAGACCAGACAGAAAATAGTCCAGTTATAGATAAAAGCAGAACAGATAAATAAATTGATATTGAGCCGCAGGGTAGAAAATGCCTTGTGGCTTTTTAATGCCCTAGAGAAAGGGCAATACAAATATCGCAAGAAGTTGAGAGAACAACAAAAAACGCAGAAAGCAGAGGTAAAGAAATTATGGCAGATGTAACTAACACAACAACAGAACCAACAACTAATAATGAACCCCAGAACGAAGAACAGACACCTAGTGTAGAAGAACTTATGGCACAGCTTGCCAGTGAAAGAGCTGAAAAAGAGAAGTATAAGAACGCTTCCGACAAAGCCAGTTCAGAAGCAGCTAAGTACAAGAAAGAACTTCGCTCAAAGCAGACAGCAGAAGAACAGGAAGCGGAAGCAAAGGCAGAAGCTGAAAAATTGCAGGCTGAAAAGTTCGAGAACATGAGCAAAGAGCTTAATCATATGAAAGCTGTCAATGCTTATCAGAAAGTTATAGGCGATGGAAAGGATATTGATTCTTTGATTGATGCGGTTGCAGATGCAGACCATAGCCTTATAGCAACTGTAATTGCCAATGAGGTGCAAAGACAGGTTAAAGAAGCTAAGGCAGAGTGGCTTAAATCAAGACCGGCTATTAATGCGGGCGGTGGAGAAGAAAGCACGATAACACAGGAACAGTTCAACAAGATGAATTACCACGAAAGAGTGGAGTTCAAAAATAAGAATCCAGAACTTTATAAGAAGTTCACAGAGTAGAAAACGGAGGTAAATAAACTATGCCACAGACTAAGTTAGCAAATTTAGTAGACCCACAGGTAATGGCTGATATGGTATCAGCTAAGTTGCCAAAGAAGATTAAGTTCTCGCCTATCGCAAGAGTTGATACAACACTTGTAGGCAGACCGGGAAGCACAATTATTGTGCCAAAGTTTGCTTATATTGGCGATGCAGAAGATGTAGCAGAAGGTGTTGCTATGGGCACAACAGTACTTACAACATCTACAACAGAAGCAAAGGTTAAGAAAGCAGGTAAGGGTGTAGAGCTTACAGATGAATCGGTATTATCTGGTTATGGCGACCCACTTAGCACAGCTATCAATCAGATTGCTATGTCAATCGCTGCAAAGGTTGATAATGACAGCTATGATGCACTTTGTACAGCACCTATTGATTACGATGGAACAGCAGCATCTATCAGCTATTCAGCAGTTGTAGCAGCTAATAGCAAATTTGATGATGAATCAGATTTATCACTTACAAAGATATTGTTCATTAATCCAGCGCAGGAAGCTACATTACTTAATGACGATGATTTCAAGTCAAATGACAAATATCCTCTTAATGTAATTATGAATGGTACTATCGGTTCTATTGCAGGAGCGCAGGTTGTTAAGTCTAAGAAAGTTAAGCTGGTTAAGTATGAGCTTGATGATTCAGCAGGAACAATCAATGTTGTAGTTGATACAACAAGCGAAGATGCAACGAATGTCCACCTTGACACAGCACTTGCACATACGCTTAAGCCAAAGGGCAAGGAAATCAAGGTAGGTAGCAAGTTAAAGGCTGTTACAGCAGAGTTCTACGCTTGCCCTATTGTTATCGTATCAGCCGAAGACCCTAACGAGGACGCAGGTGCAGATGGCGTGTCAGAGGAAGAGAATGCACTTACAATCTATATGAAGAGAAATGTTGAGATTGAATCTGACAGAGATATTCTTGCAAAGACAACTGTTATCACTGGTGATGAACACTATACAGCAGTCTTAAGCAATGATTCAAAGGTTGTTCTTGCTAAGTTCGGAAAGTAAGAGGTGTTTATATGTTATTAAGACGACATAAAATCAACGCCGCAAAGCAGAGTGAAGAAGTAACAGCAGATAATGTAAGACAGGAAGCGGTTTATGGAGATGAGCTTAAGTACGAGGAAGAGCAGGACAAGTTCCCTGCTCAACCTACAAGCGATTACACAAAGACAGCTATTAAGCGTATGCCAACAACGGACTTACAGACACTTGCCTTAGAACAAGGCATTGAGAACGCAATGGAGCTTACAGGAGCAGAACTTAAAGAACTGTTAATTGAGAAATTAGGGTTATAGGAGCTAGGCTATGGAATTGAAAGATACAGTAGAAATGATGAATGGTGCTGATTACAAAGAGAGATTTAAAGCAGAGTATCAGCAAGTAGTTATTCGCTATAAGAAACTAAAAAATATGCTTGATAAGTGGGATAACGATGAACTTACATTTACTCCAACTTGCCCTAGAAGTACATATAATATGCAGATTAAAGCAATGACAGATTATATTGCAGTTCTTGAAGCAAGAGCAGTAATGGAAAGTGTAGAGCTTTAGAAAGGGTTTGAACTATGGAAGAATACACCACATTAGAACAAGTCAAAATCAGACTTAAACAATTTCATATTGATACAGTCACAAATGATGATGAAACAACATCTGATGTGGTAGTGTTCGATAACAAAGAAGATAATCCAATAATCGAGCAACTCATTAAGCAGGCTACAGAAGATGTAAAAGCAAGAAGAAATTACCCCGACAACTACACAGATGAAATGATAACCGAGGACTTGGAGAAATTTGAGAGCGTTATTGTTAATCTGGCTGTCTATGACCATTCACAGGCAGGTGAAGCATTTATGGCAAGCTACAATGAGAATGGTGTCAACAGAACTTGGAGAGATAGAGACAGCTTGTTTGTCGGGGTATTTCCGTTTGCTAAAGTATTATAACGCCTATAGGGCATTACAGAATATTAAAGAAGATTGTGCGTTACCATTTTGCTGATGTCGGCAATATGGTAGCAGGCGGCGCACATTAAGCGGTGGTGGGCAGTGTGCCATTATTAATTATGAAAGGCGGTATATCAATGCCAATAGCAGTAATTATAAGCATTATTTCAGTTGCTTTTTCCGTCTTTTTCGGACTGTTTACCTTAGGACTTAATCTTAAGAACAACAAAAAGTCTGACAATGCAGAACTTACGGAGCGTGTAAAGGAAAATACACGCATAAATATGAAACTCGACACAATATCAAGCAACACAACAGAGATAAAGAATGAAGTTACAGAAATGAGAAAAGAACTTAATTCTCACGATAACAGGATTATTAAGGTTGAGGAAAGTGTAAAGTCGGCACACCACCGAATAGACGGATTGGAAGCACGACTTAATGAAGATAAGGAGGTATAGCAGAATGGATATAACATCGGTAACAACAGTTGTAGCAATCGTTGTAATAACATATCTGATAGGCTTAGGAGCTAAGGCAATTCCACACATTAAGGATAATTACATTCCTATAATTGTAGGCGTTGCAGGCGGTATATTAGGCGTTATAGGTATGTATGTAATACCTGACTTTCCGGCAAATGATATTCTTAATGCAATCGCAGTAGGAATTGTGTCCGGATTATCAAGCACAGGTGTTAATCAGATTTATAAGCAGGTAAAGAACAATGCTTGACATTAATAAGCAGGTTATGAAGTATTCACTTCAAGGGCAGACAGTAACTATTTATGAAAGAGATGATGACGGCAATATCCTTTATGAGGGATATACCGACACAGAGGGCAACTTCATTCCTTATCTTGATAATGAGGGAAATAAGATACCCAAAGTTCTTGAAGAAAAAACAGGTTTTTCAGAGCCGGTTGATTTCAAAGCAAACATATCATTCAGCGGTGGAGAAGCACAAAGCAAGGAATACGGCTTTGATACCGCTGATTTTGACGCTATTTTGCTGACAGATAGGAATACACTACCTATTCAAAAGGGCGACCTTATATGGCTTGATAGTAAGCCCACATACACATCTGACAGTCTTGTTGATGAAACATCGGCAGACTTCACGATTGTAGGCATTAAGCCAGCATTATATTCAACTAAGTATATGCTTAAAGCAGTTGTAAAGTAGGTGCATTATGGAAAACACAACAATTAATATTTTAGGAACAGAATATGCTATTGAACTAAGAACGCTTAACAATGAAGATATTGACGGCTTTTGTGATAATACATCAAAGTTAATAGTAATTCGTTCTGATAACTATAATGAAGTAGGTAATTTTGTAGAATTGCAAAAGAAACAATTAAGACACGAAATAATACACGCCTTTCTATCTGAAAGCGGATTACAGTGCAATTGGCAGCATATAGAACAATTTGGACACGATGAAACAACTATTGATTGGTTTGCAATTCAATCACCTAAAATATTTAAAGTTTTTGTGGACTTAAAATTGCTCTAAGGCGGTGTAATATGGCAAGACATACAATTGATATATCCTTGTCTGAAAAGTCTGTAAATGAAGCTATCAGACAGTTACAACAGTATAAGCAGAGTTTACAGTATAAATGTGAACTGCTTGTTGGACGATTAGCAGAATTAGGCGACAAAGCAGCAATTATGAGTGTTAATGAAAGTCCATTAGGTAGGACAGTAACATTGAGAGTTGACAGAAAGCCTATTCAAGATGGCTACCAAGCTATTTTAATTGCCACAGGCAAAACTGTTGAAGTAGAAGATAGAGAGCCATTTTACACACTGTTAGCGATTGAATTTGGCGCTGGTATTTATTACAACAGTGGCAACGAGAACCCAAAGGCTAATGATTTCGGCTTGGGCGTAGGAACATATCCAGGACAAATCCACGCATTTGAAGATGGCTGGTACTACTTAGGCAATGATAATCAATGGCACTACACACACGGCATTAAAGCTACAATGCCTATGTATAACGCTACAATAGAGATTATTAATCAGTATAAGCAGATAGCAAGAGAGGTGTTTAGTTAATGGCAAATGCAAACGATTGGGCGATAGACCTTGAGAATACAGTCACAGCACTTGTCAAGGCTAAAACCCTAACGCAACTAAAGAAGACATATCCAAAGATAGTCATAACCAACGAGGGAGAAAACAGCGGTCAAGCAGTATTCCCAACAGTATACATTCATTTACTGCCAGCAGTAGAACAAGGGCAAACGCTTGACGGACAGACAATTAACGCATTGTTAGCAACATTTCAAGTAGATGTTACCACTAACACAAGTAAGTCTGACTGTCGCAAGGTTATAGCAGTAATTACAGATACATTCAAGACAATGAGATTTCAAGGCACATCAATGCCAGAGTTCTCAATCAGTAACAAAGTACATAAGAGTACCGCTAGATTCAGAAGAATGATAGCGGCAAATGACAGATTAATGTAACAAAGAGCAGAAATGCTCTTATTTTTTTGCGAATTTTTAGGAGGTAGACAAAGCAATGGCAAGTACAAGTTATAAAGCTAGGGTTATCTACAAGGAGCATAGCGAAGATGGTTTTGCAGGCTCATATAAGTTAATGGTTGCAGCTAAGTCGATTTCAGCACCAGTATCAGCACCTAACACGGTTGAAAGTACAACATTTGAAGATGATTCACAGACATTCTTAATGGGTATCAAAACATCTGACGCTAAGACTTACACAGGCAACCTTGAAAAGGCTTATTTACAGGATTTAATTAAGGCAGAGGGTAAGCAGTTAGATATTATTCAGTTATATGGCTCTGACGGATTAGGTGCGGTTGCTAAGTACGCATTTGTCGGACAGGTAACAGCAACACCTAATGATGTTTCTGGTACTGATTCAGTACTTGAAATGACAGTAACAGCAGTTCCTAATACTTCACCTATCGAATGCACAGACAAGCTTCAAGTTGTCGAGGATGCTGGTGGCACATTCACAGTAACAAAGGTGGGGGAATGGTAAGCCAATCGACTAAATCAAAGGCTGTGTCGATTGGTGGCACAAACGCCAAAACAGCCGACTATACATCATATCTTGATGATGTAACAGAATAATTATTTTGAAAGATAGGTGCGGTGTAAAATCCGCACCTTTCCCTGTATGGACGATAGGGTGGGAAAGGGTAAAAATTATGATGAATATTAATGTAAACGGAAAAGAATACAAAGTTGAGTTCTCTTTTGGTGCGGCAGAGTGCAAAGAGATAGTGCAGAAAATGTTTTCTGTTGTTAATGGTTCTTACTTACTTGCACAGACAGATAAAAGTGTTGCACAGGCTTCTTTTGACGGGTTAGCAAATATGACAGCAGATGTACCGGAGATTTGCATTTTAGCCATTTATGCAGGCTGTATTGACAATAACCCGGTAACAATAGACGAAGCAAAGGAACTCACTAGAGCATATATTACGGAGAAGAGAAAGACAGATAAGAATTACGGATATAGAACATTGTTTGAAGAAATCAAGAAAGCGATGGAAGATGATGGTTTTTTCGAGTTGAGCGGAATAACAACGATGTTAAAGGAGATGGCGAACAATGTAGAAGAAGCAACACAGGAACAGAAGAAGCTGACAGTAGTTCCACAAGACCACAAGAAAAAGCAGACTTCCACAAAATAATTTGGGAAGAATACTTTGTTTTAGCCAGTTCACTAGGTATTAGTTATTCAGATTTTCTAAAAATGACACCTACAAAATTATTGTTATACGCAAAAGGCAAAAAGATTGATAGGCAAAATCGCGATTCAGAAATGTATAACTGGTTCTTAGTCTACGCAATACCAGCTATTTCTTGCGGTATAGGTGCAGCATTTAATAAAGATGTACACATTGAATACCCTAAACAGGCTATTTTATCAGAAAGAACAGAAGAAAGCGAAGAAGATACCTACGACAAAGAGTTACAGCTGATGTTACTCAATGAGCAAAAATGGGCGGCACAGACTGAAAAGAGAGGATTGCCGCCAACAATCCTATAAGGGGGGTTAAAGCGTGGAATTAGACAGTTTAGAAGTCAAAATTAAAGGCACATCTAAAACGGCTATAGATTCTGTAGAAAGTTTAATAACATCGCTACAAAAATTAGCGGGTTCATTAGCTAATATTAACGGAACTTCCTTATCCAGCTTTTCAAGTTCTTTAGGACAACTTAGTATTGCTATGAAAGGAATGGATGTAAAGACAACAGATTTTACAAGACTTGCTAAGAACATCACAAAGATAGGTTCTGTTGATTCGGTTGCACTAACTAGCACAGCTACATCACTTCAAGCTGTCACAAAGGCAGTTGCAAGCATATCAGCTATTCCGCAAAATGCAACACAGGTCACAGAATTTGCAAAGTCACTTGGTAAGCTAGGCAGTAAGAGTATAGAAAATGCCGTTGTAAACATTCCAAAGCTAGGCAATGCTTTAAATGGCTTAATGACAACGCTATCAAGAGCGCCAACAGTAAGCCAAAATGTTATTCAAATGACTAACGCATTGGCTAATCTTGCCAGTCAAGGTAGCAAGGTGGGTACTTCTTCAAACTCACTTCAAAAGTCGCTGTATGGCGTTTCTACAAGCACTAGGACAGCAACTAAAAGCAGTTGGAACTTAGCAAGTGCAATAGGTAAGTTTTATGCCACTTATTTTATGGTAATTCGTGGCAGTAAAAAACTTATAGAAGCTATCAAGTCAACAACAGATTACATCGAAGCGTTCAACTATCAAGCGGTTGCATTTGGCAAAATCGGTTCAGAATGGGATAAGGATTACGAAAAGTACGGCTACGATAACGCAACAGCATATGCAGAAAGTTTTAAAAGTAGAGTAAATGATACTCTTGGAAAGCTATCTGGCTTAAAAGTTAATGTTCAAGGCGGATTGCTTGAAGAAAGTGGAACAAAGAACTTAGGACTTAACATACAAGAGATAACACAGTACGCTTCACAGTTAGCTTCTGTCACTAACTCATTAGGACAGACAGGTGAAGCAACAACGGCAATAACAAAGTCAATGACAATGCTTGCAGGCGATATAAGCTCACTTTTTAATGTGGACTATAAAACGGTTGCACAGAACTTGCAAAGCGGCTTAATCGGTCAATCAAGGGCATTGTATAAGTATGGTATTGATATTACCAATGCTACATTAGCGACATATGCTTATAACTTAGGCATATCAAAGTCTGTATCAGAAATGACACAGATGGAAAAACAGCAATTAAGAGTATTGGCAATATTAGACCAAAGTAAAGTATCTTGGGGTGATTTAGCTAATACGATTAACAGCCCATCAAATATGTTACGCCAGTTCAGCAACAATATGAAAGAGGTAGGAATGGTAGCAGGACAGCTATTTATCCCAATCCTTTCAAAGGTTATGCCGGTAGTAAACGGAGTAGCTATTGCAGTCAAAAGATTATTAGTTGGTCTTGCTTCTTTAATGGGCGTTAAGATTGACTTTGAAAGCTTCGGACAAAGTGGCTATAAAGACACATCAGACGGCTTAGAAGATATTTCAGATGGCTACCAAGATGTAGCTGATTCGGCAAAGAAAGCCACACTATCCCTTATGGGTTTTGATGAAATTAATAAATTGCAGGATGATACAAGCTCAAGCAAGGGTTCAAGCGGCGGTGGCGGTGGTAGCGCTATTGATTTGACAGACGATATTGCTAAGGCGGCGGCAGAATATGAAGCGGCGTGGAATAAAGCATTTGCCAATATGGAAAATTCGGCAGTTGCTTGGGCTGACAGAATAGAGAAAGCACTTGAACCTGTTAAACAGATATTTAAAGACTTTGCTATCGGAGATTTTTATGCCGCAGGACAAGATACATCAAAGCTAGTTAGTGGCATATTTAACTGGTTTGCAGACGCTATTGATAAAGTTGATTGGTACGGAATTGGCAGAAATATGGGTGATTATCTTGCCGGAATTGATTGGGGAGAAGTTCTTTCAAGTGTAGGCAAGGCAATTTGGGAAGCAATAAAAGCAGCTATTGAAATGTGGCAAGGAATGTTTCAATCTGCACCTGTTGAAACTACAATTATGTCAGTTCTTGGAGTTATGAAGTTTACTGGCTTAGGCAAAAAAGTGGGCGAAAAAATATCTGACGCATTAAGCTGGAGCGCTATAAAAAAAGGAATAAAAAGTTTTTCTAGTAGCGGAGGACTATTAGAGAGCTTACAAACTATGCTAACAACGGACTTATCCACAATTATGCAAGCTGGTACTGCTGGGGAAATAGGCTTAACAATCGGTACAGGTATTATAGGCGGCATTGGTGCGGCTATTGGTGGATTTAGCTTAGGAAACAAGTTAAATGAAGCACTCACAGGCGAGAAGATAGACATGTCAATGTTTGACCAATTAGCATATCTTATAAAAGCGCCATTTGAAGATTTAGACAGCTTTGTTGATGGAGTAATAGAAACTATCACATTCGGGCATAAAGATGATATAGCAAATTGGTGGACTACAAGTGTTGCGCCTTGGTTTACTAAGGCAAAATGGGGAGAATTAGGCGACAATGCTAAAACTTCATTAAGCAATGCTTGGAATAGTTTTTCTAATTGGTGGGGCAATACAGCTATCGTAGGTTGGTGGAACAATAGCGTAGCACCTTATTTTACAAAAGCAAAATGGCAATCTCTTGGAGATAACGCAAAGGGTAGCTTAACTGATAGTTGGACTTCGTTCAATAATTGGTGGAGTGGCACAGGAATATATAATTGGTGGAATGATAATGTCTCACCATATTTTACTAAAGAAAGATGGGGCAACTTAGGTGAAAATATTAAGAATAGCTTATCTAACAGTTGGGATAGTTTTTCTAACTGGTGGAGCGGCACAGGCATATATAACTGGTGGAATAACCACGTAGCACCTTACTTTACAGCAGACAGATGGAACGATATGGCAAGCGGAATAATGCAAGGACTTAAAAGCGAGTGGTATAACGTACTTGATTGGTGGGATAGCAAGCCAGAACTTCACAGAATATCAGTTGCAATAGAAGATTTCTTTAGTTATATACGAGAATTATGGCATAACCTAGAGGACTGGTGGAGTGACTTGTCGCTTAGATTTCCTCATATTAAAATGCCACATTTTAGCATTGAGGGCGAATTTAATCTTATGCCTCCAGAAGTGCCTCATATTAATGTTGATTTTTATGCAAATGGTGGTTTTCCAAGAAAAGGACAGTTATTCGTTGCAAATGAAGTTATGCCCGAAATGGTTGGTACTATGGACGGAAGAACAGCGGTAGCCAATCAACAAGAAATTACAACAGGTATTGCTAATGCAGTTTATCCGGCGGTTTACAATGCGGTTGTAGCGGCTATGTCAGAAGCTAACAACAATGTAAACATAACATTACAAGGTGATGCTGATAAATTGTTTACAATGGTGCAGGATAAAGCTAATAACTATACTAATATGACAGGACAGCCAGCATTTAACATTTAATTGAATAATCCAATCCGTTGTGATACACTTTAAGTACTATAAAAGCAAAGGGGTGTATTACAATGGATAAAAAAGATAACAAAAAGAAGCCGCAGGAGATAGTGATTGCAGTATTGGCAGGGATAGTATTTGTTACAGCGTTATTTATTATTAATAATATAACTGAAAGCGATAATAAAACAATAGCAAATACACAACCCACAACTACAACACAAAAAGCTACTGAAAAGACCACAGCGGCTACAATACAAAAGACAACACAAGATACATATGATAAACTGACAAAATATAAGGCAGGCACTTACAAAGTGGGTGAAGATATTCCAAACGGCGATTACTATTTGCAGTCATTAACAAGCAAAGGTTCGGCTTATTTTGGCGTATATGCAGACAGCAATAAAACCAAAATAAAGTTTAATGAAAACTTCAAAGGCAATATGTTGATAAGCGTAGAAGACGGAGAATACCTTGAACTAAACAAGTGCAATGCGATACCTCTTTTAGAATTTAGACAGTATTATACAACCAAAACTACTCTTGATAATTGTATGTTAGAGGTTGGGATTGACATAGAACCAGGAGAATATAAACTGATAGCCACATCATCAAGAGGATATTATTGTATCTATGATGATTTAAGGCAAAGCCACATTGTAAGCAATGATAACTTTGACAATCAGACGTATTGCACAGTTGGAAAAGGTCAATTTTTAATACTTAATAATTGCAAAATAGAACAACAAAAGTAAAGGAGCAACACAATATGGCAGAAAAGAAAGCAAAGAAAAAAGACAGTAAGCTAAGCATAGCGGCGGCAGTAACAGCACTATTTATATTCACAATCCCAATAGGTTTTATATTGGCTATCGTGGATTTAATTAAAAGTAAAGGCGACAAGTCACAAAGACACTTAGGCTCTTACTTTGCAATAGTATCATTTGTACTATTTCTGATAGTTGCTTTTAGCAACGGAAGCGGTAACAACAGTAACAATGCCAATGCTACAAAACAAGCTAGTACAACACAGCAAGATACAGACACAGCAACGAATGATGATACAACGCTTAAATACCTCAAACACGAAGTAATTACAGATAGCAATGATAGAGAAGTTGTTGTTGTTTATTTTGACTTTACAAATAACTCAAAAGACAACGAAGCATTTATTTACAACTATAATGTTACTTGCTTTCAGAATGGCAAGGAACTTGACTATCCATTAGCTAGTTTTGATATTGACGAATACAACAATGCGGCAAGAGAATTGCAGACAGGCGCGAATATTACAGTTGCAAGGATATACATACTAGAAGATAAGAGCAATGTTGATTTAGAGGTGACACCTTGGGGTTCAAGTAAGAAACTTATGAAGCTGACATTAAAAGTAGAATAAAAAAATCAGAACAAGTTGGGTAGACCTGTTCTGATTAGCACGTATGAGTGAATGTAAATTAACTCATACCAATAATAACAAATAAATAGCAAAATGACAAGGACATTTCACTTAATTGTGAGGTGTCCTTTTTGTGTGCTTAGGAAGTGAGGTTTTACTATGAATTTTATACAATACATAAAGCAAGCGTGGAAAGCTGGCTCAAGCGGCGGTACTCCATTAAGTCCAGACAGGCTTAATCATATGGAAGACGGTATTAAGAATAACAATAGTATGATAAGTGAATTAAATAACAACAATATAACTAATAATATTTGCACTAATTTATTAAACCCAACACTTAAAACTTCCTCTCAGAATGGAATTACTTGTACCAATAATGGAGATGGTACTTATACTTTGAATGGTACTGCTAGTGATAATGCAGTTTTTATACTACAAAGTAATATAGAAATTGCTTCTGGAAAATATAAATTAACAGGATGTCCACAAGGAGGTTCTACAACAAGTTTTAAACTTGACTTTGAATATAAAGGTAATTCAACAGGTATTGATTATGGTAATGGTAGTATAATTAACAAAACATCAAATGATATTTTTAAATATCTTCGAATAGTTATTTATACAGGTGCAATATTAAATAATGCGGTTTTTAAGCCAATGCTCACAACTAACCTATCCGCCACCTATAATGATTTTGTACCTTATACTGGTAACACAGGACGGCTTAATGCGGATGTTGCTCTGTTGAAAAATAATCTAGACAACACTATAAATAAATATGTTATAAATACAAAGGAAACAATATATATACCATTAAACACAATGCTTTTAATATATGAAACAGCATTTGATATGGGGACTTATGTAGTGCGAAGCGAACCTGGAAATAAAATGTTTATTCACGCCCTTAAAGAAAATTCAAAAGTTAATATTGAACTAGCTGATAATGGAAATATAAAAATTACTAACACATCAACCGTTGGTGGGGATATTCTTACTATAATCTACTAAATGAATAACAATATAAATTAATTTGATTTTAAGAGCCTTTAAAATAATATTAAAAACAACAATATATAAAACTAAGGGAACGCATCAGAGATGATATGTTCCTTTTTTGTTACCCATTTTTAAGCAGAAAGGGGCGATTGAATGATAAGTGCTGTGATTATCGAGGGGGTGACATTCCCAGTAGCGTATAACGGCTACACGTACACTAGGGCGAAAATTTGGTCTAAAAATACTGGAAGAAATGATGCTGGAGATTTGGTTGGTACGTTGGTGTGTCTTAAGGATAAGGTAGAGATACAATTACCGCCGCTAACAGGCGAACAGGCGTTGTTGCTTGACAATGTAGTAAGTGATGTTAATAACCCATTCCCAACAGCGCAAGTCCTATTCTTAGGCGGTCAGCAAAAGGAAATGACAATATACACAGGAGATGTGACATATCCGTATCTTACAAGGGCAAAGAATGAGGACGGACTTATTGTCGGAGCAAAATTAAGTTTAATTCAGAAATAAGGAGATTAACTATGAAAATAACAGGAAATGAAGTTTTAGCAAATTATGAAGCACTTGCAAGTGTGACACAGCTTAAAATGGGTGGCAGATTAGCAGTTGCCATTATGTCTAATATTAAGATGTTAGAGCCACACTTTAAGGCAGTGGTAGAAACGATAGAAAAGATACACAAGGAAAATAAAGACGACAGCGATAAGATAAAATCAGAACTTGAAGAACTAGGAGAACAGGAGATAGAAGTATCTGAATACACGAAAGTTGATATAAGTGCATTTGATAGTTGCGAAGCCGTTGAGCCAGCTAAGATTATCGCACTTAGCTTTATGATTAACGATTAATCATCAGAAAGGAGCAACCTAATGAAAAATATTAATTGGGGTGCGAACCTGTTATATCCGTCAAACAGCTTATATCCAAGTGACATTGTATTTCCGCTTGAATTTAACTTGCTTAATGCAAGATATTACAGCAAATATTTAGTTGACGGAAAAGAATACAATCAGACACTTAATGAGTTTAAGTACAGTAATATAATCAATCCGAACAATAGCATTTCCATAGGTAACACTTGCAGTAGTAGTGTTACCTTTTCTATTTATAATCCAGAAATTACGCTTGAAAATAAGGACATAACTATTTTTGAGGGTGTTAAGGGTAATGGTGGAATTGAGTATGTGCAGATAGGCATATTTACTGTAACCAAAGAAGAAAGCAATGGCGAATACACTAAGTACACAGCTTATGACAAGATGTACAAAGCTGAAAAAGGGTACTTCTCTGAATTAACCTATCCTAACACAGACAAGGCTATTTTAGAGGAAATCTGTACAAAGCTAGGCATACAGTTAGCAACTAGCATAACAAACACACATACAATTACAGATAAACCACAAGGCTATACAATGCGTGAAATGATTGGCTATATGGCTATGTTACAAGGCGGCAATGCGGCTATCAATTCTGACGGAAACCTTGAAATAAAGTGGTACAAGGATAGCGGCTACGTGCTTGACGGACATCAATACTATCAACAAGGCGTTACTTTTACTACTAGCAAGGACTTTACAATAAGAAAACTGACTTGTAACAATACGAAGTCTGGCGATAGCAAAACAAGTGAGATAACCGCCGGTGACGGAACGACAGGACTTAGCTTTGCTAATCCATTTATGACACAAGCTAACTTAAATGAGATTTATAACAAGATAGGCGGCTTTCAGTTCAGACCACTTACAGTTAAGTTTTTAGGCGATTGGCGATTAGAAGTAGGCGACATTATAACTGTTAATAAGGGCGGCGTTGATTACAAAGTACCAATAATGCAGATTGAGCACGAATGTGACGGTGGCTTAATGGATACTGTTACATCTATCGGTCAATCTGACACAGAAAACAGTAATATTGCTAGTGGACCGATAACAAAGCAAATGGAACGATACTACGCCGATTTAGTTTTAATCAACAAGGCAGTTATTGAAAATGCTGATATAACTAATGCCAATGTTGAGAACTTAAAGGCGCATCAAGCATATATCGACCAATTAAAAGCTAATAAGATTGAAGCTGTCACAGCAACTATTGTTACTTTAACAGCAAATAAGGCAACGATTAATGAAGCTAATATTGCTAAGTTACAGGCAGATTACGCACAGGTAGGCATACTTAATGCAGATGTAGCAGACATTAAGACCTTAATGTTTGGTTCAGCGACAGGTAAAAGTTTAACAACAGAATTCGCTAATGCAGTTGTAAGTGTTATCGGCAATGCACAGATTAAGGATGCTATGATTGACAGCATATCGGCTGGCAAAATTACAGCACTTGACCTTAATACTACTAAATTTAAGGTTCATAGCGAAAATGGAATGTCTTATTGGCAAGACAATACAATTATCATTAAAGATACTGACAGAATAAGAGTTCAAATAGGTAAAGACGCTAATTCGGACTACAATATGTACGTCTGGGATAAAGCTGGCAATCTTATGTTTGATGCCTTAGGACTTACTGAAAAAGGTGTTACAAGAAAAGTTGTTCGTGATGATATTGTTCAAGATAATGCTAATATCAATGCGAGTAAGCTGGATATTGAAACACTATTTAATGTTATTAATAACGATAACACGCATACACTTAAGAGCAATAAAATTTATCTGGACAACGAGGGGCAGACACTTAATGTTATTATGCAAGCTATCAAGACTGGCGCTGACAAAGATTATACTCAATGGGGCGGTATGATGAAAGTTGCTAGTGATTTTATCACTAATAAGTTGTGGTGGACTAGTAATGTTGATACTGAAAGCATTCAGACTAAGTTTTCTACTGTTAATCAGAAGTTAGATAGCTACGAAATTACGTTATCCGACTTATACCAACAAACGAACGATAACTTTATGGTGTATACAGTAACGGAAACACCTAACAAAGATAATTATCCAGCTATGAACTGGCACATACCGATTTACCCAGCAAATGATTTATACCCTAGTGATAACCTTGTATGGACTTTTAGCAATGATGAATACGCTAAACATCACGGCGCAATAGCATACAATGAAACAGCTCAAAAAACTTGGCGTTGGGTTAAAGATGATAAAGGAAATTGGAATTGGAAAGAGGTATCTAATACACAATTAGCTTATATGCTTAATCAGAACGCTAGCCTTAAGATTAATCTTGATAGCATATCAACAGAATTAACGCAGACAAAGAAAAATCTGACAGATAATTATAGTACAACAACTACTATGATTAACAAAATTACGCAGGAAATTAATGATAATAGTTCAAGTATTAGTTTGGCACTTAGTGGAACTTACGCTAAGTCGAACGATTTAAAAAGTTATGCAACCAAAACAAGTCTTGATTTATACATCAAAAAAGACCCTAAGACAGGCGAACTTAAGAGTGCTATCGAAGCTATTGCAGATACTATAAATATTACTGCAAGGGGCGGTCTTAACTTAAGTGGTAATAGGTTTACATTAAGTAGTACAAATACCAGCATTACTGCCGATGGAACAATAACTTGCAATAATTTTATTGGAAATGGCGGGAGAATAGCGCAGTGGAATATAGCTAATAATTCTATTAACTCTACTACGCCAGACGGAATGTACTGGGTTGGAATGACAACACCGTCAAAAAGTACAGATTGGACATATGCTGTAATGCATAATGAAAATACAGCAAGCAACCCCGTTTGGAAGGAACAATGGTATGTTAGGGCAGATGGACTAATGTATGCTGCTAACGCAGTTATAACAGGAACGGGTTATTTAACTGATGGCACGATTGGCGGCTGGGATATTACATCAAATTCAATTCGCAAATTCACATCTGATAATAAGTATTGTATAGGTATGAATATACCAGAAAAAAGC